TCCCCTTTCGATACAAAGATATTAGATTTTAAGATACAAAATGGGCGAACACCGCGGTTGCTGCGACAGTCGTGGTAGTCGATACCGCCGGACGGAGAAACAACGGCCATGCTATACTTTAATCCTCTATCAGCAGTAGACCACGGTGTGCATGTCCACCACCAATCATCCAGATCTTTGTTTACAATCAAATTGTTGAATCTTCTAACCAAGCCAAAATTCGGCGGCATAACTTTGGCTCTACAAGGCTCAAATTCTTTCTGGTTATCAACAGAAAGAAGACTATTATCGTATTCAACAAGATTTTCAACCCCAACCTCAGATTCAATAACAGGCTGGATGCCTTTTTCGATAACCTTTTTCAGATTCGATTTATTGTAATCTCGTGTATTTTCATCAAACACGACATTTTCCGCCATAAATCCTTTTGAAATCACGGTCGTAGTGTCATAATTATGTTCCAGAACGATAAAATCATTCTCTCCAATTTTGAACACATCGCCCGGATTCAGCTCTGAAAGTCTGACTTTTTCGTTCATTTCTGCTTCTTCTAACCGCTTAACCAATTCTCTTGCAAGTTCTAATTCTTTACTCATTTTTTATTACCTCTCTTTTTTCGAAAATCTTTTTCGCAATATGAAAGTGTGCACATTCCTGGTGTTTTATAATTTGAATATCCTTTAGAATTATCGGCACTTTTCCATCTTTTGCATTTCATGCATCTCGCGTCTGGTTGTTTTAAATTCCAGCCAATTCCAACACCTGCCATTATCCCTCCATTACGGACAATCTACTGCTATCTGTTACTTCCAGCATGATTAACTGGCATTCGGCAGATTTTGAAACCCGTTCTTTGTTGCTAACGTCCAATGATTCAGAGTCATCTAAAAATACAGGTACTGATAAATCATTGATTTTCTGAATCGAATTACAAATATCAACCTTTCCAATGATCTGATTTCCTTTATTGCTCATTGTTGAAATAATTGACTTTCCATCAACAACAGGGGTGCATACGGATTTGTAACCGCCAGATTTATTCACTTCAAACAGCTGCCACTGAACGGTTTCAAAATGTTTGTTTATTTCGGCAGATAACTTCTGATTTTTAGCCTTTTCCAGTTCGCCAAGCAAATAAAGAATCTTTTCTGCATCTGATTTTTTTTGCTCCATATCAATTCTACGATCACGGAGTTCTTCAAAACGCTGCTCGTCTGCGGATGTGTCGGACTTTGAAATCTGGCTTTCACATTCAGACAATTTTCTGCGTATCTCATTTTCTTCCAGCTTCAATTGACCACGCATGTCATCAACTTTCATTGATTTCTGCATTTCTGCTTCTTTTTCATCAATCTCAGCAGACAGTTTTTTGTATTCATCTGTATTTGAAATATCAACAACTTTCGGGATTGCATCTAACTGCTTGTGATATTCGTCCAGTTTTGAAAGCACTGAATTGAGCTTTTTCATATTCTCTTCTGCCACAGATTCAAGTTCTGCAAGAACTGGTTTTGATTTCTCGATTTCCTCTTTTAACGAAGTTCCTTTTGCTTCGATTTCACAAAGACGTTTCTTCTTGCTTTCCGCAAACTCTGAAACAAGACGTTTAATTTCTTCGTCTGGCAAGTCTCTGTGGCATGTCGGACAAATGGTTGAGTTATCATCGAATTTTTCATTGTTGACAGCTACCCACTTCTTTGCCAACAGTTCTCTGGCAGAATCTTTTTCGCTGATCTCTGACTTAATCCGGTCAACAGCAACTCCATTTTTTCTGATTTCCTCATGGATAGAATCTACAAATGCATTTGCATCATTGATTTTGTGCTGTACCTCACGGATTTTTTCCGTATTTTTGTCGTTTGCCTGTCTCTGTAAACCACTTAATTCGAACTTTAAATCCAAAACACCTTGTGCCTTGTCCTGCAAATCCTTTTCCAACGCTTCTGCATCCGTCTGCTTTTTGATATTTTCCTCTAACTGCTCAGACAGCGTATTTTTCAGAAGTTCCAGTTCTGCCACGTCAACGTCAGATTTCAGCTGAATGTCACGCTGTTTTTCCTTGATCTGTCCATCAATGATTGGCAATTCCTTGTCAATTTTTGATTTTGTTGCCTTATTCATGGCAGCTAATTCATCAGCAGAATATTTTTCAAGCAAACCTGTAATCGCAGAAAGTTCAGCATTTTCTTTTGCCACGTCCAGATCATTGACATTTTCAACCAGTCCAAACAGATAACTTCTCATATCCGCTGTTTTCTGATTAAGAAATGCTCCCGGACTGCTGCACATTTTCAACAAATTCATATCGATCTCAAAATACTCATTAAATGCTTTGAGAGTTTTTGGAACTTCGTTGATGAAATATGTGTTGTCATCTGAATATCCGACACCATCTTTTTTGTATTTGCGTTTCTGGATCTTTCTGGCAGTCACTTCCTTACCATCAATATCCAGCACAGCGGTAACAGAAACATCCATATCGTCCACTGACTTACCGCCTACGACTCTTCTCACTGCCGGATTATCCTTTAACTGGTAATCACATCCGAACATCAGCCATGTATAGGCTGTGGCAATGGTTGATTTACCGATTCCGTTTCTACCGGCCACTACTGTTCTGTTGAAAAAATCAAACTCGGCATGTGGATATGCCATGAAGTTATCAACAATGAGTTTTCTCAATACAATTTTCATTTTTATCCCCTTTCAACTAAAATATCTACACGAAGCATCGTGTCTAACACTTCTAACATGTGTTCTCTTGCTGTTTTTTCAAACAGGTCTAAGAAATCAACATTATCCATCTCATGCAAGCTAACGGCACTTCTCAATGCTGTCCGTGTTTCTGATGGCAGATCACCACGGCGAACGCTTGCTTCATATGAACCAAAAATCTTTGATTTTTTGATTTCATCTCTAAGTTCTGTAAATGCTGTTCCCATTATTCGCCTGCACCTACAATTCCTGTAATTTTTCCATCCTCAATAACAAACGCTTTTCCGAGTACGTTGAGAATCTGTAACTCGACGAGCATTAAATCGTTTGGATCTGTAATAATCATCTGTATTTCCCTCCTGCATATTTATCTATCCGTCTGGACTTTCCAGTGGATTTATGTACTACAACCAGATAAAATTCTGTTTCTTTATCAAGCATGTAGTTATCAGCTACAAGCCCCTGTGCTGAAAGAATTACTTTCTGGTCTCTAGTCAATCTTTTCGGCTGTTTCATTTTCTATCACTTCCTTTTGTGGTATAATCCTCTAAAAAGTGGAGGATTACTTATGAAAAACAAATACTTTTCTATTAACGAACTTGACACACCTATTACTGAACTACCAAAAATCACACCGGAATACGAACCGTGCGAATCTCCAAGAGAATTATTAGAGAAGCAAATCGCAACTCTTGATAAATCTCAAAAAGATATGGAGCAACTTTTGGAGCTTACTAAAAGTAAAGCTAAGTCTGCCAAAAAATCGGAAATAATTTCAATCGTGTGTGCCATAGCATCTATTGCGTCCACATTGTTTTCTACGCTATTACCCTTGCTATCGAAATAGCCAATCCAATAAGTGAAATACACAGAGCAGAGATGGACAACACTAATGTAAAATTCGAAAACCATTTCATGTTTTTTACCTCTTTCTTCCTTATTAAATGTACCTACACAAGCCTTATCTGAGCGTTGGCATCTGTAATCTGTTCTTCCAACACTTTTGGCACTTCATAACCATTGATAAGATTATGAGCATCATCAATCCATTTTCTCTTGATTGATTTGTAAGATGATACGCAACCGTACTCACGTTTCAGCTGTCGGTAAATATCTTTAAATACTGAACTTCTAATACTTCCATCTCTGTATGCTTCACTTGTCTTTCCACCAAGCACATTTACAACCTTGCGATTAACGTGATTTTTGATATCATCAATCTCGCAGCCGTACAGTGGCATGTCGTTCTCTAATGAATTAATCTTTTTCTCAACGTCAGAAACACGCTCGTTCAGTTCCGTATTTCCAAGTGCCAGAAGTTTAATCTGCTCCGCTGTTGACATCGGTTTGCGATAGCCACCTGTTTTGCGGATGGTTGGGAGAACTTCTGATGTTACCCAGTGTTTGAATCTTTTTGCTGATTCTAACCTACTTCCAAAAACTAACGCATATAAACCGGACTCATTAACAACCGTCATATTCTGCTTTCCACCAAGGGTGTCGATAGTCTCTACTCCCCTATCTTCATCAAAAACATGCGTTGAAATAGCGTCTCTTGGATTTGAAAACCCTAATGCTTTCGCAATGTCTTTTCCGACAAAATATATTTCATTGTCAATAGTTACCGTTCGGATTTCACCGAACTCTTCTGAATTAAAAATCTGTAATTCGTTCATTTGTTCTTCACCTGCTTTCTGTGATATAATTGTTCAAAAAAAATCGGAGGATTCATGCAATGATTTTTAAAAATGATATAAAACTACTAAAAATAATCAAATCGACAACGCCAACACTTCCAAACGATTTCTACGACTGGAGCGAAATTTTTCAAATTTCAGGTATGTCTAAAACCGAATATCTCGTATCAATCCGAAATCTTCATGAAAACGGATTGATTTCATTTGGCGACCATTCACAAACTGCTTTCCGCTTAGAAGCTTCAGGAATCTACTTTAAAGAATTTCAAAGCCAAAATCTGAAACGGTATGTCATGGATAAGCTCGTTGATTTTCTCGCCGTAATCGTCGCTGTAATTGCCCTGATAGTTTCCATTGCCTAATGCATTGATTCCAGTAATTTCCACCGTTCTTCAAATTCCGGTTCTGTCATGCACTTCTGGATAACCACATCGAGATATTTTTTGCGCTCTTTCGGTGTGGTCATATCCTCTATTTTTTTAACGTATGGTTTTAATATTGAGGATTTGGTTTTTTTACCGAAACTTTTTGAACTATCAGGAAGCCAATCAAATCCGATTGGTTTTCGCCCTATTCTTCTGTCCCATACGTTGTCAATGATGTTCCAGTAAATATCCAGAAGTTCTTCTTTTTCTCTGTGCTCAAGAGTTTCAAACATTTCCACTTTTTTTCTCACCACCTTTTCTAAAATTCAATCTAACCTTTTGCTCGTTTTGTTTCCGTGGTATAATTAGTGAAACATAATTTTGGGAGGTTACACATGTTAAACTCAAATAATTTTGATTGGTCTTATGTGATCTCTGGCATAACACTTGTTGTAGCCATTGTTTCACCAGTCCTTGTCACGATACTAAACAACTATCACAACTCAAAAATCCGAAAACTCGAATTGGATTATCAAAATCAACTTTCCTATTATCAGAAACAAGAATCCGTATTCAATTCCTTTTTGGAGTCAGCTTCTAAACAAATTAATCATGATTATCCATCGGAAAGAAACGAATACATGCAATCTTACAATCAGCTTTTCCTCTATTCACCAGAAGAATACTGGGAACAATTCAAAAAACTGAATGAAGCCGTTGTAAATCGCAACAAAGACGAATCAACAAAATTACTATCGTCTACGGCAGTATCATTGGGAAAAATCCTGCAAGAATCTGCCCTAATGTTCCCAAAACTATAGTAAAAATAACTCCCGGCATACCAAGACCATGTTCCGATTTTCCGTGCCAATATGACATTAAGCATGTAACCACAACGAATATGGTTATTGGTATTGCGTCTAGGACGCTATAATGTAGCATCTTAATTTCTCTCACCACCTTTTCTAAAATTCAATCTAATTGGATTTATCTGGTACAAAAATAAAATCCATCGGGATACCAGATAAAAGGCTCATTTCTCTAAGTTGTGACAAGCTAGGTTCTGTATTACCTTTTTCCCAATTAACTACGGTAGCATTTGAAACACCCAGCTTTTTAGCCCATTCTTTCTGATTCATTCTTGCATTAACTCTTACTGCTTCTAATGAAATCTTCGGCATTTTATTCATCTCCTTTCTTGTTTATGCCATAATTATAATTCAATTAGATTGGATTGTCAACACCAAAATTCAAAAATATTGAATTTGATATTGAATTTTTTATTTATATGGTTTATAATCAAACCATGAAAGGAGGGGACTTAAAATGACAGATGAAGAGCAGAAAAAAATATTTTCCAGGAATTTAAACAAATACATAGCTCTTAATCAAAAGCAACAGATTGATGTTGCGAAAGATTTAGATATTAGCCCCACAACATTAAATATGTGGTGCAAAGGAAATTCAATGCCTGGTACTGGGAAAATAAGAAAACTCGCAGATTATTTTAGAATTGGAATGTCTGATCTGACTGATGAAAAGGAAAACACTGATACAGACATTGAATATTCTGATATAGTAATGAATATCGGTTTGTCTGACAAAAGATTCAAAAAAATAATTATTGAATATAGTAAACTTCCGGCAGATAAAAAAGAAGTTTTATGCGATTTTTTTGAAAAATTTATCATTTAAAAAAGGCAGGGATTCATTTCCCTGCTTTTTCTTCTTTATAACCTCTTCTGACAAATCCCCATATCATTTTTAATATTCTTATATTTTCAATGCTTTCAACCATTTCAACGATTTGTCTTTTACATGATTCTTTTTCATCCACAGCAATTCCCCCTTTTAATTTTACTCTGAAATAATTATAGAACGTATGTTCGTTAATTTCAAGTATTGATTTTTGATATCAGCTAGTATAATATAGATTATGCGAACAAATGAGGAAATTTTGTCGATAATTTGGCAAAAGAAGAAAAAAAGAGCAACCAATAACGGTTGCTCTTTTTCCTTTATTATTTTACTTCATAAGAAGCAGATTTGTATGTTATCACATTTCCTGTGGGTTCATCTGTATCATATTGAACAGCTTCTACAGTATGAGTACCCTCTGAAAGCATATCTCCATTAATAATCAAGCTACCGTCAGTATCGGAAATCTGTTCTTTATCATTTTCCATTCCGTCAATATAGAAAAAAGTTAGATGTGAACCATCCATTCCTCTTGCACTATATCCAACTTCTGTCATTAATATACCGGCATCTTTTAAAAATACAGGAATGTTACCATCTTCTGATGTTCCACTAGATGTTGAAATAAAAAATGTTCCATAACCCATGTCAGAAAAATCAGAGCCGTCAAAATCTTTGTTTGAATCCTCTTTTGCTTCTTCCTTTTCTTCTGTTGATTCCTCTTTGTTTGCAGATACTTCTTTTTTAGTATCGTTTGTTTTTGGCTCTGATACTGTTTTGTTACCGCATCCGACAAAACAAGAAGAAATAGCCATTACTGTGCATAATAAAAATACAACTTTCTTTTTCATTTTATCCCCTCCGATTAATTGAATAGTTTATAGAAATAATAGCACACACATTGAAAAATGGCAATAAAAAAAGAGGGGCAAAACGCCCCTCAATCATTAACCGATCTGAACTTTTCCATTTACAACCTTGCATGTTGCATCTCCGGTGTAGTTAAAGTCAACGACTCCGTTGAGCACAAGCCAGATTCCCTGGTCGTTCTGAACCAAGCCAGTATAGCTAAAATCAACAGCTCCATTCTTCAGATAGAACCATCCGTTCTCGTTCTTCGCCAGACCTCTAAAATCAAAATTTACTTTTCCGTTTTCGATTCTCCACCAGCCGTTTTCATTCTGGGCGATTCCGGTATAGTTAAAATCAACAGCTCCATTGGTTACCTTCCACCAACCATGCTCGTTCTGGGCTACGGTATTTGCCCCGAAATCAACCGCACCGTTCCGGACATACCACCAGCCATTCACGTTTTGCGCAAGCCCGGTGTAGTCTGCCGCTACCTGGTTGTTTCTGTAATAGTACCAGTTACCATCAGCTGCTGCCTGATTGGAAAGACCGTCCGGAATACTTGGTTGCGTCAGTCTACCGTGAAACTCCTGCTCCCAGAGTGCATCATCCACCCAGTAGGCCGGGCATGGCTTCCCGTTGACGTCGTAGTGCCGGATTACACGATCAACCGGGACGTTGTATTTGCTCATCAGCTCTTTTACAAGATCAAGAGCGTTGTTGATCGTCGCTTCTGTTGCTTTTACTGTTCCATTTTTTGTCGTGTCGCACAGCTCCACGTTCAGCGTGTTTGCATTTTTCGCAATACCATACAAACGTCCACCGACATTGTTGTACTTTCTTCCACCAACAGCCCATGCAACACGATCGTCTGGAACCGAATGCACTACAGTCGTATCATCCACGAAATAATGTGCTGATGCCTTCCTGTTTTCACCTTGAAAATATTTACCGTTATTTTCTGCTGTGTCTCCATCATTACTTGTAAAATGCACTGCGATATATCCGATGCTGTGCAATGCTCTATACGCTCCGTAGTTTGTTTTAGAAGCCCACATTTCCTTTAATACATAAGACATAGAATCACTCTCCTATATAAATAACGGGCAGTGGTACTGCCGTCCACCTCCTAAGCAAACGGCTCATTCCCACATAGATTTGCCCGTGTATCAACCATTAAAAAAGTCAATATAACCATATACTCGAAAACCAGTACCAGTACATTCAAACAATTCAGTAACACCAAGAGCCGTTACTGTTCTGAACGAAACCGAACCGTCCATTGTTATTTCCATAAAACCAGGCCACCAAGTTCCCTCTGCTGCATTAAGAAGCATTACCCACTGGTATACGGTGTTTCCTTGCGGTGGATATGGACAGCTTTCAACAGCACCGACAAATTCTCCGTTCAATTTGATAAATGTTCTCTTGCCATACTTATACCATCCATTGCTATTTTCCAAATCAAATTCACCTTTTGGAAGATTCCGCATATGTACCTCGGCAGTATATGGATCCACAACAAGTGCGGCGGTAAGAGAATTGTTTACCGTATCAACATTTTTCCATTCGTAGTTATCTTTCTGACGATCATTTGCAATCATTACCTTCGATGAAACAATGCTATCTGCGGTAATTTTTCCACCAATATTAGCATTGCCACCGTTTTGAACCGTCAATTCGTTACATGAAACTTGTCCAACGTTATCAACGGAAAAGTATGTGTCATAACCAGAGCCAGAAATGAATTCTTTGATTTCTATGAGGTTTAAATTATCATCACTTTCTCCAAAATAAAGCTCACCTCTTGTGCCGTTAAGCGTATAAAGTTGATTACCAGAAATATGAAATCCTGCAACTTGGCTTTCTCCGGTAATTGACATATTTGTTGCGGATATTTTTTGTGCAAACAACTCTTCTGTATCTATCTCCTGCGATGTTACAGATTTTGCATATATCTTTCCACCATCAATATATGTCAAATCATTGTTTTTGCACCATTGCAAGATAGTTTCGTCTGCGGTGGCTCCCATTTTTTGAAATTTACCTCCAAGATTACGATATATCGGATGTTCCGCTTGCAGCATAATCGTATCGGAAGCATAAGCAATTCCTACAAGCATGTAGTAATAACCATCCATTGTGGTTGGTACAGTCTGTACAAGCGGTTGCTTTGAAACTGGTTTGAACCTGCTGCCATCCAGAACACCTTGTAAATATACCGCCATGTACGGCGATAATGTAACTTTCTGTGTAGCGTTTACATTAAAAGCTATCACGGTATAGTTATCTGTTCCTGTGGCATATTTTTCTATTGCAGAATTTGCGAACAGAACCGGATAGGATATATCAAAGTCGGTTCCGTCATTTAACGGATGATATCCGCTTGAATTTCCAACAATCAGAGTTCCTGCTGATATAGCACTGCTTGCCTTTATCTCAGCGGCATACTTGGTTTTGTCGAAAGTATCACCAGTATCGTAATTTGCATCGCACCACCAACCGGTGTATTTTCTGCCTGCAATGTCCACTCCATCTCTATATACCATTCTAATTATAGAACCAGCCGGATATTGTGTAGACAGCGGTGTTGTGCCGCCATAATATATGCTCACAAGCCCTGTCATTCCACCATTTGCCAAACTAAGGTTAAGAGATGCTTCACCAATTCCGGAAAACGGTAGCCAGTATGTAATCTTTTGACCATCTTTCAGTGATGAAAATGGTGCATTTCCTTTCCACTGGCTTGTATTATGTGTTTGCGTTCCAGTGATGAACGGGTCGCTGTTCTCTGCCTTTTCTATTGCGTCTGCCGCATTTTCATTGGCTGTATTGATTCCTTTTGCAAGTGTAGGCTCCGTATCTATGGTAGAATCGTCATCCAAAACGATGTGTGTTCTCGTCCAGATGTATTTACCAGAAACCCAGTCCGGATATATAAAATCCCATTCACCGCCAGATAAGGAATATGAGGAATCAGACAGGTAATACTGTTCCGTTACGCTCTTTGTACCTCTTCCGGTGTTACCGTAAATTCCGATAATTCTAGGTGCTGTAATGTTTACAGTGCTGTTTGAGTAAGATACAATATCATAATTCCACAGATATCTTTTTTTTGCCGTAGGATACTGGATTTTTAAGAGAAACCCAGATGTATGATTTGTTATTCCAGACGATTTATCTGTAACCAGATAATAAGATGTGATTTCGTTAATAGAAACACCTTGATATCCGATAGTTTTCTTTGCCGTGTTTACAATCAATCCATCTGTATATACAGCATTCTCATATACCCAAAGATACTTTTTATCTTCTGTTGGAATCGGATTCGTGATTGCGAACTCCGAATCTTCCGGTGGAACCGACATGGAATCAGATACAGCAAAATATTTCGTTATTGTTTTTATTCCATTTTCACTCGAACCGTATATGCAAACAGGATCGCTTTCAGATGTAGTACCGTTCCCGTAAGACAACCTTGTTTTTTGCCACATATACTTTCCAACTTCCCATGTTGGAGGATTAGTCTGCCAACCATCAGTAGGAGCTACTGTGTTTGAATCAGAAAGCGCATAGAAAATGTCAGAACCAATCACGCTTGATTCTTTTACATCGACTACAGTATTATTTACTTTCTCAACATTTCCTTCAATATCTTCTATGGCTTTTTCCACAGAATTTCCTTTTATCTTTACGGCTGCGCCAGAAACCGTGACATCTTTCGTATCAACATCAACAGAAAAAATAATATTTCCGTCATCATCTTTTACCGTGAGACTTCCGGTATTAATCCACGATGCATTGACACCGATTGCGTTTAAAATTCTGGCAATTGCATCTCCGTTTACCATGATTCCGGCAGTCCAAACAAAATTTCCGTTGCTATCTTTACTCGTAGATACTGCAATCGCTTCTGCGGTCATTTTCCAAGCCATACTTGATTCTTTCAGTGTTGGCTTATCATGGATATAAGAAATCTTTCCACCGGCAGAATCAGTTTCTTCAGTAGAATAGAAGCCAACCACATTCTCGACACGCTTGTTTAATGCTTTAATTGCGGATTTACGCTCATTTTTTTCTTTTTCCACCAAATCTTTTGCTTTTGCATAATTTCTGGTGCCGTTTGAATACTTCTGCGAATTATTTCTTATAGGTGCTTCCGCACTTGATCTAGTGGTCTGTGAACCATTAAGGGTATATGTTGTGCCAGAAACAATCATTTTATACTGGCGATTTTTTTCATCAGTAAAAATTACAATGTCTCCTGCTTCAATCGTAGGGTCTCCAAGGTGAGTGATTTGACCGCTTCTGAATTTAAGACCAATAAATTCAGAAGAAAGTCTTTCCACCACTTCTGCACCTATTCCGCTTACTATCAGATCGTTTTTCTCAATGGACACAACATAATCATCTGTTCCGGCAAAATATTCTTTCGGATCTGAATTGCTGTCTGAATTTTCTACAACCTTAAACCCGGTAATTTTAATGTCGTTTGTTGATAAGTCTTTTGAGAATGAGTTGTTGATAGAATGGTATTTTCCTTGATTACCTTCTGGATTATCAAGCGTAGCCCTGTCAAACCATTTAATTTCCAGTTCGCCGTAGTTGTTGAATCTTGCAAAGCATCCACATAACTGGCATATCCACATAAGGGCTGTTCTACATGTAAGTCCATCTGACATAGGTTTTACATTTACCATAACTTCGCTGTGTGGAAAAGTAATTGTAGACAGCTTTACTCCGCAGTAGCTGCAAATTTCCGAAGCAATGCTTTCTAATTTAGCCGGATATAACAGCTTTGAATCATATGCAACATCTAAAAGATACATGTTGTCGTAACAGGTCAAAGTGATAAGAGAACCGTTATATTGCGTATCTGCGACGGCAAATGTGCCTTTTCGCATTTTTTCTACGGTTCCATCGTCTAACGTAAGACCTACGATAGCATCTAATTTTGCACCGTAAAAATCATAATCTGAATATTCTTCATAAATATTATTCAAAATGACGGTACATTGGTTGATGATTGCACCGCCAATTTGAAATACGGAATCTTCCGAAACGGCATCTTCAATCGTGAAGCCACCAGACCACAAACAAGAGTTTGTAATCGGTATTTCTGTTCCGTCCGTAAGCGTCAGCGTAGAATAAACTCCAAAATTTCTGTTTCCATTTTTTATATTTTTTTTGTATTTATCAGATACAGTAATCATACTTACCTCTCAATTATATCAAAGCTCACCGACTCCATGAGTTTCTTTCCGACCCACCACAATTTAGTAGGTGTTTTCTTGTCGCCGGTGTAATATTCTCGCACTTCATAATCACCAGAAAGCATATCTGGGTAATATACAAAAATGTATTGCGGATTAAACTTCTGCATTAAGAACGTTGTGTCTTTCCATCCTCTAGCCGACCATTGCACCGATAATGTACGCTTCTGACCGACACGGTTTTTCTGCATCCTTGTATCTTCTGTACGTCCGCTTTCAGATGCCGAAACGTCTTGTAATCCATATTCCAAAGATGCAGGACACGGAATGATAAAATCATCAACCATTAGTATTACTTCATTTCCGCTAATTCCATACGTTTCGTATATATGCGGAGAAACAACGTAGTTATCACCGTTTTCTTTTTTGAACACTTGATATCTCCAAAGATATTGCCTATATGCATTTATCGTTGGAATTTCTTTAGTCCAACCAGAAGTATTTGTGGTAATGCCACTGGAATAGCCAGAAGAAAGGTAATACGTCGTTAAATTGCCCAAAACGCCATTTTCTTTTACATTCCATATAATTGTAGGTCGTGTCTTTTCTGATGTACCATCAGCGTATACAATGCGTTTGTAATTCCACAAATAGCAGTTTGCATAACTTGTAGGTACAAAACTACTCGACCATCCACCTGTATCATAATCAACGATTTCCGAACCGGTTGCCAGATAAAATTCTGTGATAGAAAGTATCGTATCTACTGTCGGTTTTTGATTAATGCTTGTATAATATCTTGACATTTCAACCTCTAAAAAAGAGAGCGCATTGCGCTCTCTTAATATGACGGTACAGGCTTCATCCTGTACTCGATTTTCTGTTGTCCTCTTGATACAGCTCTTGCAAGGGCTTCATCTGTCGTTTTGAACTCCGCAACACACTGAACATTAACGTCTTGCCTGTTATTCATAAGTGCCATAGCAACACCACGCTCAACAGCATCTTGCATTTGCTCTTCGGAAATGCCCATTCCGCTAGAGTTCTTCATAATACTGTCGGCAATCATGCTCATGGTCTTTCTGTTTTCCAACGGCAATACTGCTTCATCTCCTGCTTCACCGACACCAATCATAGACGCTTTAGTGAAATATCCACCAGTTTTATACCAGTTGATATTGAATTTTGGTATAGAGAATTTTGCATCTCCTATGCCAATATCGGTTTTTGCCCACTCAATGTGCGGTAGCTTGATTTTTACAGATGTCAGACCGTTTACAAATCCTCGGATTGCTTCCTTGCCGATTTCGAATAAGTTACCCATTCCAGATCTGATTTTTCCAGGAATACCATTAATCAAATCATAAAACGTATGGATACCATTGTTGAATCCATTCTTTAATCCGGAAACGATGTCGGCACCTTTAGGCGATACTACATTGAAGATGTTTCCGATTTTGTCAAATGTTTGCTTTCCAATTTTTGAAACTGTGTTCAAGAATCTATTTTCTTTCACTGAATCCCAACCGGCTCTTAATCCGCTGATTGCATCTGATCCTTTTGATTTAATCCACTGTGTAGCATTTCCAGCTTTTTCCTTTACATAAGAGCCAATTTTCTGTGCTGCCTGACCTACTTTGCTTTCTTTTACGGAATCCCAACCAGTACGCAGTCCCTCAAGCGCGTTTTGGCCTTTGTCAGACAGCCACGTTTTGGCATTGCCAAGTTTGTCCTTGATATTCTGCGGAAGATTTGAAAACCAAGAAAGTACACTTTGAGCATTTGTGGTTAATCCATTAAGGAAACCACTCATAGTAAATCCACCGATTTCGGCAAAAACCGTAGATGGCGAATGTATTCCAAGAAATGTTTTTACAGCATCGACAAACTTACTAAAAGGACCTTTTGCTTCGTTTTCTAAATCTTCGTCTTTGCTGTGTATTCCGTTGATATATCCAGCGATAGTATCTTTTCCGGCATCTCCGGCAACAGCAGCCGTATCTTCACCGATTTTTTGAAAAACATCTTCATAGTTACTTGCAACGTCAGTATAAACCTGAACGCTACCTGTGGTCGATGCTGTTGAAGTAGTTGTGAACAAAGAATCTATGATATTTTCCGCTGCACTGCTGGCATAGCCCGCTCCATCAATTCCAAGCTGTGTAAAGTTGTCATTAATGGCTTTGTTTAAAGGGTCTATTGTATTTTTCTTGTAATCCGAAACAACAGTTCTCATATAAGTTCCTTTACTCCACTTATAATGAGCCTTTTCCATCGGGTCAAGATTTTCCCAGTCATCACCGGCTTTTTTCATAATACTGCCAATGTTGTTGATATAATCAGTTTGAAGTTTATCCGCAACTTCCTTTGCTTTTGATGTGGTTTGCTCTTTTACATAATCCATCGCACCCGGAAGTCCGTCCATTATGGCTTGATATGTCTGAGTATCACCGGCTTCTTTTGCGGAATTGGCTAAGTCGATTAATGCCTGTTCTGTTTTGTCTTGCGCATCTTGTACGCTTCCGACAAGTGAGCTGAGATCGTCATTAATTGCATCCACGTTCAGACCATCTTCATTGATGTATGCTGACCAGTTCAGATTATGCGTATTTACATAACTCTCAAAGTTGTCCATTGCCTTTGTTGCATCATCAGAAACACCCATTAGGTTAAACAGCTCTGACTGTAACTCTGCAATCTGCGGATTCGTCGGGTCTGTACTGGAAAGTTCTTTCAACTTTGTAATCAGATCTTGGATTTTATTTAATGTTTCAGAAGAATATCCTGTCACATCTTCTTTCAACTTTTTAACATTGGTTCCGGCAGATTCATATGCTTTAGAAGCAACACTGCCATCCGAAAATGTAGCATATACAAGTGTTTGATATGCTTCAAAACTTGTTTGAGCTGCTTGATAAAGGCTATCAAACTGCTCACTGAGTTTTTGCACGCCATCTTTTGTTGACAATACACCGATATGCATTGCTGACTGGATTTTTTCGATTTCAAGAACAACGCTTTGTACGCTTTTCTTGCTTTCTTCAAAATCTCTTATCTTGTCAGATACGTTGTCAAAACTGTCTCCGACTGCATTTATCGCATCTTTTGCTGTGCTAAACAGCTTTTCAACCGGAACACCGCCTGGAGTTGAGAAAGATGCGTTTATGTATTCTCCAACACGTTTTCCAAGCAGTTCGTCAAATGCTTTATTTACACCAACGATTGCAGATACTAACGCAGTCATTCCAACGATTGCCGCAGTCCACGGATTTGACAATCCAATAAGTTTTAATGATGCAACTGCCACAGCTGCGCCACCTGCGATTTTTGCAAGTGCACCAACAACGTTGTCGGCACCTCTTGCAAGATCATAAAAACCGCTGGAACTCAGAGCAAACTGAGCAAATACAGAAGTTACACCAATAGCTCCCTTTTGGAGATTTGTCATGTTATTTCTAAGTGTTTTTACTCCCTCAGAAACTGCATTGAAAAAGTTTCCGTTATCAAGAGTAGCCCTAAAGTTTTTAAAGGACTTTGATACAACATCGACTCCCTTTCCCAGTTTTGGATATGATGCGCTCAACTTTGAAGTATACTTTTCGTTACCGCTAAGCGAACCAATAACCATTGTGGATGTCGTAAAGACTTTTTTGAATGATTTTGACAATTCAACTATGCCTTTTACGATTTTTGTTGATGCTATTGCTTTCAAAAGTTTTGGCATCAGAATAAAGGAAGCAAGTGTTGTCTCTATCGGTGCCTGGCTAAAAGATGCCGCAAACACCTTTACCCCTGCGTTAATTGCTTTCCATAAGGCTTTTCCGACTTTATATCCAATATCAATAAAATCAATATCAGCAAGGAATTTTCCTATTTTCGTGCCAATCATAGTCCAGTTTGTCCTATCAAGCATGGTTATAACCGTGTTAAGAACACCTTTACACCACACATTTATAGTACGTGCCAAACTATTGAAATCAAATGTACTGAAAAATTTATTTACGCTCTCCGCGATAGATGTCCCAAGGTTTTTCCAATCGAAACGTATTCCAAAGGATAGTGCGCCGTAAATAACAGTGTTAAGTGCACTTGCAATGGTTGTTCCTACATCTCCGAACAGTCGTGGAGAAATAAGTCCATTAAGGAAATCTGCAAGCCCTCTTCCGAAATTCCTCGCTTTCTCATAGATTTTGTTCCAATCTATGTTCTCTAATACATTGGAAAGCGTATCTCCTATGTATTTTCCAAGCCCGTATAACGTGTCTATTCCGCTTTCAAACATCGTAGAAACACGTTTCCATGTGCCTTGATTTCCACCAGAGCCACCAGAACCACTGCCGCCACTTCCAGAACCTTTTCCACCGGAACCGCCACTGCCGCCACTTCCAGAACCAGAACTATCGCTGTTATCAGACAGCTTATTTAACTGGTCAAATGGTAAGGTAGACAGCGTCTTTTTCAGCTGTTTTGCCGACTTATTTGCTTTATCTGTATTTTTTGATGCATCTCCTGTGCTATCTGCTAAGTCACCGGCACTGTCAGAAGCATCGCCAAGGTCAACCGCTATCCCAGCAGAACCAGATTCATACTCCCAACCAAAGATTTTTCCAAGTGCAGCCGATACTTTCTCTGCAAACTGCGTAACAGCCATAAGTGCCGCATTTAACGCTTTTACCATTGGTTTTAATGCATTGATAATCGGCTGACCGATAACTGCACCAAGACGTTTGAAATTCTCTCGCAACATTCGCACTTGGTTCGCCCATGTATCAGCAGTGCGTGAGAAGTCTCCCTGTGCAGCTGTTGTGTTAGCAAGAACGTACTGGTATCTCAGCATCGTTTTTTCTGCCTGTGACATAGATTCTATGTCGGCATCCATGCCGTTCTTCATAGCCCACTCTTTAAGTGTTGCTTGTGTTAAATCAAGACCGTACTGTCTAAGTGGTACAACCATTCCAGTAAATATAGAGCGTAAGTCCTCTGCTACTTCCGCTTGGTCTTTATTGTAGAAAGATGCCATGTCACCGGCTAATTTCGTAAGGTTCAAAGATACATCGGCAAGACTATCAGATGCACCAACATAACCGTCTGTTGTTTTCTGCAAAAAGTCATTTGCTTTTGCTATCTGGCTTGTGCCGATACCCATTGCAGAACCCATTGCCTGGAACTGCGAAGCATAGGTTTTGAATGATAATTCGGACATTCCAAGCGTTTCAATACTTTTCTTTGCGTATTCCTCAACCTTGCCTGTCATTGCACCGAATGTTGTGTCTACGACGTTCTGTACCTCTGTCAGATCAGATGCAAGGTTTACAGCATCTTTTAACTTCCCGGCAGCACGAATAAGCATCCAATACGAAGCGTATAGCTTTCCGATAGCCGCAGCTAAACTAAACGTACTCAGCTTGGAACCTTTTGCCGAACCGGAATAGCTGATTAAGCTACTTTTTAAAGAATTAGCTGCTTTTCCTGCGGATGCACCAGTTCTTGACAACTTTGCAAGTGCGTTAGTCATGTCTATAAGATTCTGACTAACTCTTGGTGCAGTCGAAAGTTCAGACATAAGCTGTTTCATCGCTGTTGCTAATTTCGGTATGTTTTGAATTGCTTGCGTAGACGAATTATAGCCAAGCTGTGCAATTCCTTTTGCCAAATCTGCCAAATTTCTTGACGCTGCGCTCATTCCGGATAATCCGTTTAAAGACTTGCCGATCTGGCCAAGAGAAGATGCGGCACGGTTAAGACTTGCCGTATCAATGGAAGCCATTTTTTCAATACCTTTAGCCGCTCTTGTAAAATCGGCAGTTCCGACAGATTTCATATTTGTCATAGCCGAAGCCAACCGGTTTACACCGTTAGCCATGCCAGTTATTGAGCCAGTATTTACAGCACCAAGTGATGCAGATAACCGTCCTAACTTATTGCACAAATTATCAATGGCATTGCTCGCTGTCTTTGCTTGCGCCCCTATTTTAATTTCAAGATTATCAATATTCGCCAATCATTTCACCAACTTTCGTATAAAAAAAGACGGCAACCATAATAGTTACCGTCTATATATTTTTCCGATGTGCTATGTCAAAATTAGCTTTCATTGTCTGCATTTTCAAAACAAATGCTTCTCTTTGCTTTTTAAGTTCCTCTTCTGACATTTCACCATCATCATCTTTTTTGCTAAGCAAAGGATGTTCCAAGTATTCAGTTTTTGCTTCGCGACCATTAACGCAATGATCTATGGCAAATGAAAAAGCGGATATTCCGTAAGTGCCAAACCATAACCACATATCGCTATCTTGCCGTTCTCTTTGAAGATTAAAGCCGTCAAAACATCTTTTCAACATGATAGGTGTCATATGTTTAAACTGTTCAACACTAATTCCAATCGAAAATGCTCTAGGAAATATGTCATCCCATATTATTTCGTGGAATCCTTTTTCTTGTGGTCCTGCGGAACTTTTTTCGGTTTCTCCTGTGTCTCCGGATACATCTCCGCAATCATGTCGTTCAGTCCGGACAGGTCGAAAAAACCATCTTCTTTCATCCACTCCTGGATGTCTTTAAATAATTTTGCGTAAGAAATTTTGTTCTCGCGCATATATCCGCGCATGATTTCAACAGTCTCTTTCTCTGTTTTCGGATTATGCTCAAGCAGACCTGCAAAAAATGCAATTCTACATGTTTCCGGCATGTCAGCTACCTGTTTCGCAGCACCATCAAGCATATTTTTCACGGTTACTTCTTCATCAAGGTCTTTCATATCTTCTGCAACATAAGACATGGTCATAATCTTGAACATTCTGTTCACAAGATTTTTGCACTCTGCTGCCGCAAAAGTAAACTCTAATTTATATTCGTTACCATTAACTGTAATTGTTTTCATATTTATTTCCTTTCCCACCTATTTTTTATAGGGAAAGGGGCAGTCCGAAAACCGCCCCTTAACTTTTATCACATAGTCAAATCGTAATCGGCTGTAGGTTCGGCATAGCCATTCAAATCAGCCGTTTCCATTGAATGGCTAGTTATTCCCCCGGTGTAGGTTCTACAACTGTATCGCTTCCGATCATTTCCTCAATAATCAGATTTATGGTCATAGTCAGCAAACTGTTCTGTTCTTTCGATGAAATCGGAAGTTTTGACGGCGGCTGTGCTACGACATATTCAGCCTTTTCGAATCCCGGGGTAATGGTCTCGAACCACATTCTTTTACCACCGGTTAATGCCTGATAGGCAGAGATTACCTTTTCCCATTCTGCAATTGTTTCATTGGTTTTATTGACTTCTACTGCCATTGTATCGGAAACAGTGTCACGTCCAGCGATGTTTCTGGTCTGTTTGTCCTCTAAGGCAGATGCGTCAATAGATTCCGGTTCTACCGTAACTTCGCCAATGTTATTAATACGCGTCAATAAAGTAAAAGCAGTCGGTTTAGTTCCGGCTGTTGTTTCAACACCATATGCAAATTTAATGCCAAGTGAGCTTACTCCTGCTGTTGCCATGTTTGCTTACCTCCTAAAGTGTAAAAAAATAAGAGCCATAGGCTCTCTAAATCAATCTGTCATTAGCACCGATTATTCTTTGAAATCGTGCTGTTTTTCTGTAGGTTTCCCCGTTATATTCAAAGTCTGGCATTGACTGAACCGTGAAAGCCATCTGCTTAAAGATGCTCGCCACAGTGTACATTACCCGGTTCACATCGGCTCTGTTTGTGTTTGTGGTGACATCAACCTGTATAGTTTCAAGCACTGCATTAATGCTTTTACCCTCAAGGTCTGCACCACGCTCAGAACCGGACAATTCTTGAATATATACGGTCGGAAAAACTGCTTTTCCATTGGTTTTTCCTTTGTCAGTGACAAATATGTCCGGATATTTACTTTTTAATTCTGCCAACGTTTTTGATTTTACGATAGAAAATATCGTTGTGCCTAAATCAAACGCCCATTGATTGTCTGTAACCATTATCCGAACACCTCCAAAAGAAAAGCACAAGGGCTATCCCTTGTGCTTCGTGCGTAAATTTCCTTTAAAAAACAACTCATCATAATCCCGTACGCCTTTCTTCCATCTATGCCAAACCAAGTTTGGAGAAATGCCTAATTCATTTGCGGTTCTTGCAAGATGTATTTTTTTACCATCAATTTCAACGACTGTTGTTTTTCTAGTATTCCATGCTTGTTCCGATCTTGGTATCCATTTGCAATTATCAGGCGAATATCCCTTGTTGACATCTATCCTTTCGATAGACAAACCTTTTTTATAACCGTTTTCCTCTCCCCATTTGCAAAAATTTTCTACCTTATGCCAATCTTCGCAAACTTTAATACCTCTTCCACCGTAGTCCTTATATGCCAGATTGTTTGGATTGTTACATCTATTCATCATTCCGCTCCATATAGGAAATAGTGGATGATTTGTCATATTGTGATTCCTTTTTATCCCAAGATTTTTTATATCTTGTTCTTTTTTTATACAACCACATGATTGAACAACTTTTAATGCATCACTACGTATAGACTTTATATTTCCGCAATCGCATTGGCATATCCAATATGTTTTCCGATTACTTTTTTCTTCATCCACTTTGACAACTGTAAGTCTACCAAATCTCTTTCCAGTTAAATCTATTCGGTTTTCCCCTTTGATAAACTGTCCTTTTTCATTTCTTTTCATGTTGTCCATCTCCTTTTTTTAAACTTTATAGTTTAATTATACATATTTTTTGATGTTTTTCAACATTTTTTAACTTTACAGTTTATATTTAATATGATAGAATCAAATCAAAAATGGAGATTATTATGTTAAAAAATGATTTAAAAGTCCTAATTAAATCTCAAGGGTATTCGATGTCACAAGTTAATGATTTGTTAAATCAAAAACATGGCACAAACTTTAGCATCCAAAATTTTTCAAATAAATTAAGAAGAGAAAGTTTTTCATATAATGAGGTTAAAGAAATATTAGGCATCATTGGCTATGATATAAAATGGGAAAAAAAATCTACCCAAAAATTTCTTTAACAACTTCTTTTATATCATTTTGGATTTCGATAGACGCATTAAACATTGGCATTTTTGGTTCTATACCATATGAGTGGTTCAAATTTCCATCCAGATCAACCCAATACCAACCCTCATCATCAAAAGCATGTGTTTGATTCGGAAAAGTGCCTTGTCCTACGCCTTGCACGTTTTTTGGATTTTTCGCTTTATATCCACTTCCAAATTCAACCATAAGTAGCGGAGACACTTCCGCACTTTTTATTCCATCTGCAGTTTTCCATTGGCTTATTATCTTTGCAATATCCTTTGCAACAATAATAGCTGTACAACCGTTTTTTTCTGGAATAACTTTTTTCTCGAAAGTTATATAATGTCCGAAGTTGCCAGTGTTATTTCTGGCAACTTCAATGCCCCTATCAGCCAGTTTCTGTGCCAGTAAGCTGCATTTATACTCTAAGCTGTTTTGATAGTCTCTAAGCTGTTTTATTGCGTTCTGTATGGATTTTTCCGATAATGTCATTGAAATCACTTTTTTTGCCATAAGAAACCTACTTTACATTTTTTTGTAAAAGGAACAAATCTACGGTCAATCCCTCGTCTGCAACTCCTTTTACAATGTAGTCTGCCGTATTTACATCCACCAATCCATCAGCATCTCTGCCGACATTTGATTTTTTCCATATGTAGTCCCCGGACTTAATTGGCAAATATCCTTTGTTTGTAACAATCTGGCAGTATGATGAACTATCATCAATACCGAACTCTTTTACAAGCACTTCGCTCAGCTTGTTACTGATATTTGCAGAAAAAGTAACTGGCTCAGAAAAGCCAGTTTTTTCTTCGATGTTCTGAGGAATCTTATTTCCATCATCATCAAGATAATAGATTTTGTTTCCTTCAGAATCCGTGTAGGATGTGTAGATGATGTTTCCATCATCGTCACGGTCGTATACAGTGAAACGCTGTCCTTGCAACGAATACTGCATACGCTGTTTATTAATATCAAGCATTTGTATCAGAACCCTTTTTAGCCTGTTTGTATATCTGATTTACTCCTGTGCTTGCCAGACCGGACATAATACCTACTGCGATCGCATTAAGTACATCATGCGCCGGATAATCCGGAATGATATACATGCCAACTACACCAAGAATACCGCCAGCAATGCCAACGATAACCGGAATGTAATTATCTTTTACTTTCGGGAACAATTTTGCTCCAACACCAATTAAATAAGTAATAACAACAATCGCAACGACTGTTGAAACCTGTGAAATATCCATTTTATTTCCCTGCTTTCTTCAAATGCAGCTCGTCAATTTCCTGTTTCATTTTAGTAGCCATGCCATTTCCACCTAATTTGTGATATGCGTCGTACATTTCATTAAAATTGTCATAGACATAAGACGGGATTTTCCCAAGTGCCATGTATTTATCGTGGTATTCAATCAGCTGAACACGCAGAAGCAACATGGTTCCTTTGCTGTTTGCGTCTCTGTCTCTTTTCTGCTTTTTAAGCAGCCAGACAATGTACCCCATAAATGCTGTTAAAATGACAGGAAGAGCTATCATATATGTCTGATATAAAAACTCGTTCATTTTGTCTCCTGTAAAACTGCATACCGCCCACCGCCACTAATGCTGTATGCCCCTGCTACCATTGGTAACGCTCAATCTTCTATATTGCTTTTACATACGGGAAAATTCCCGCAAATAAATCGTCGCGACTTATCCAGTTTCTGCTTACTCCGTTCTCTGTATATGACTGCATATAAGCTTCGCCCGCCTGTGAACAATCGTAAACAACAATGTTGATAATGTTGTTTTCGTATTTCTTCAAATCTGCATATATCTGTTCTTCCGTGTAGTTTGCCGGATAATTGCGACGTTGTGTAATCTCTGTGTTTACCTGCTCAATAAGCTGCTCAATCAGAGGATTCTTTTCTGGCTGGTCAAACTCAACCTCGCCAGATTCATTCATATGGTATTGACCAATCCGTATTTTGATTTTCTGCAAAGTTGAATATGCCATGCTGCAACCTCCTACAGACCAAACAGATTAATCAGATACTCTTTCATTTCTGCCCCGGTCATAATGTCCGCATTTTCAACGCCAGTATTCATAACAATCTGACGCAGATCAGAAACGCTCATTCGGTTGATGTCTGTCTTGGTATATCCGGAATCAGAAAATGCCGGAGCATTAATCTCCGGCACTTCGTCACCTGCTTTATACCATTTCCCATTACGCTTCATTGTGTATTCTGCAATCATCAGCACACACCTCCTACGCAACTTTCATAACAACAACGCTGTCCATTCCCTCAAATGTAGGCAGACCAATCATGGATACAACACAATGTGTATTGATTGGATGGTTTGTAGCATATGTGTATACAGAAATACCAGTTTCAACAATAGACAGGTTTCCGTCTGTAAGGCTTCCACTTCTCTCTTCCGGTGTTTTTCCGAACACATAATCTCCAAGATAGATACCGCCAGACTGGCAAGATACAATACCTGTAGGAACAAAGTATTTTGTCTTATTGTCTGTTGGGTCGATATACAGTTTGTCGTATACCTCAATCTCGATACCATATCCACGCAGATACTCAGTTACCTGTGACTGCTGCAAGCGAATGCCGCCATTGTAAGCAGTGATTCCGAGAACCTGTTTCTTTGTGTCCTCTGCTTTCAGAACATATTCCCATGTTTCTGTATTCATGGTGAATCTGGTCAGTGAATAACCTGTTTTCTTTGCGAAATCGCGTCTTGTCTGAATCAAATCATCTAACGGGGTTGCTGTTGCTGATGCGGACCACTTGTCGGTTTCACCTGCGGAAATATCAACAAAGTGGTCTTTCTTATGTGCCACACCATCATCATCGGTGTAATCAATGTAATAACTCTTACCGCCGATTGTTACCGGGACTTTCGGAATACCGTCTGCCGGGGCAAGCAGATTCCAAATCTGTCTCTCTGGTACTGCTAATGCACCCTCAATCAGAATCATAGGTTTTTTACTGATTTCTCTCAGAACATCGTTCGCAAGACTGGTGTTCTCGGAACTTCTGTAATTGTCATACATCTGTTCCTCTTCCTCAGTAACCATGTAAGATTCACGATAGAATGGCATGTTGTTCTGAATATCGGAGAAACCTCCAACATCTCTTAACTCTGCCTGTGCGTCAAAGTTAGATGCTTTTAAGGAAACTGGAAGTCCAGATTTTCCTTTAATGAATCTCAGATTTAATCCGTCCTGTTTTCTTGTTCCAAACTTCTGTCTACCAAGATATGGTGCAGAACCTAATGTTTTCTCATAGTTATCCCACATTACTCCCAGACTTCTGGCAGTAAACGCTTCGCTCAATGGTAATGCTGGCATTGTTTATACCTCTCTTTCATTAATCAAAAAAAGTAACTCGTGGCGTTGCAGCTTTCGCTTCATCCGTTACGGTTACTCCATTTGCTGTCACTTTTGTTTTGTCAATAGAACCCTGATATACATAGGTTCCGGGTGCATCTCCCATAGTTACGTCTACATCTTCCAGAATGTAACCAAGGCACTTTGCATCGTTGCTCGGATATGGTGTTCCTGCTTTTACAATTTTCTGACCGTTACCGTCAGCCGCAGATACCATAGACTGAGGAACCACACAAGCAGCTCCCTCATAAGGAAAGTATTTTAAAATACCTTTACTTTGTGAAAAATCTCTTACAATAGGTTTTCCCATGATGTACCTCCTAAATCACATAATGATTTTTAGTTTCGGCAGATGCTGTTGCATTTCCAAATGAAATACTTTCTGCATTTAACACATCTGCTGTTTTTTCTTCGCCACTTCCACTTCCGCTGCCAGAACCGCCGCCTGGATTTGTGCTACCGTCAGCAATTTCTTTTTCTTTTGCCTGTGCGGAAGCTGTTTCTTTATCAGTGATAATTTTTCCAAGAGCTTCGTAATCCAGAGTTCCATCGTCTTTGACAACTGTTTTTGCCTGTTCTGCATCAATCTTGAAATTGGACATAGCCTGTTCACGCTGATCTCGGATTGCATTTGATTTCTGCATGTCAGCAATGGTTTTGTTGGCTTCTTCTAAGGCTTTGTTAGCCTTTTCAATCTCGGTGAGATTTCCTGATTCTAACTCGTCAATTTTTGCCTGTAACTCTTTTGCTTTGTCAGCATCGGCTTTATATGCCTTTGCTTTAGTCTTTTCCTTTTCCAGTTCTGCATTGCTCTGGTTCAGAAGATTTGTAATCTGTTCCTCTGTAGCTTCTGGAAAAAGTTTTAAAACCTGTTCTCTTGTCATAATTACCTCCGTTACTCACGCTTTTGTTATCGCAGGTCGCTCCTGCTGAGTTCTCCCATTTATCGCATGGGTGCATTTTTTGTAATTTTTTGTATCAAAAAAGCAACCACTATGAAGTAGTTGCTTCCTTAATTAATGTATTGATTTTATTTATCACCCACGTTTTTGTATCACACGCATACTCAACTTCCATCTGAGCACCTGCATCGTTTGAAATGATGCTTGTCGGCTTAAAAGTAGTGAGTGATTTATACGCCTGGAGCTGTTCTTGCGTTAGGTCTGTTTCTATCGGAGTGTCTAAGTAGGTCATTACTACCAATGGATTTGATGCAAGATGGACTTTCCAGTTTGACAAATTATTTTCAAAATAATCCGCATCAAAAATAATAATCGCTTCATTTCTATTTCCAATTCGAATTTTGCTACCTGCATATTGATTAGAAAAACCTTCACGGGAACTCATGTTACTTGGTAATTTTTTGCAAAAAAAGTAATTAGCATTTACACTCCACTCTTCATCGCTACTTCCATCAAATACACCTTTCCACACCCTTCGCACATATTTGCCTCTGCTAAAGTCAATCTCATCAGCAATCCAAGCCTGTCCGTCTGCATCAGTGTAGGTTATTCCAGATGTGCCGGAGGGAACTGGGATTGCAGGAAGTCCTGTTGGAGTTGTGATTGAGAGGGATTGATATTCGTATGGTTTGAAATCTGTTTCTGTTAAAACACCTTCAAAAATACCACACTTGTCGTAATAAAAACTTACTTCTCCATCTTGCCACGTACCCATCAAATTTATTATTTTTTTATCCTTGTACGTTGTTAAAATCAGCTTTTTATTATCAACAAAATTCAAATTTGTTCTCGTACCATCAGCATACCCAACATACATATTTACAAATGTACCAGACACAGTGTTTTTACCATTGAAAATAAGCGTATACTGTTTTGAATTATCTGGAAAAACAAAAACTTCTTTATTTCTAATATTATTCGCACTAATGTGAACCGTTTTATCCGATTCTTGTAAAGTACCGCCTAATTCAACAATTTTATCCGCAAAAGCCTTGCCGCCAAACAAATTCTTTCCGACAATCCCAACATCAATGCTTCCATTTCCACCAACACTCACTATCTCCTGTGGATATTCTGGACTAGGAGATGGTTTGCCGCCTGTGTAGGGTTCGTATGGCACATTTTTATCACCAGATACAATAATATTGTCAATGAAAGACGATGTTGTTGAATCATTATACAAGCCTAATTGAACTGAAATATATTCGATGGTTGTAAGGTCAATATTAGAATGGTCTGTTCCAGCATATACGCCATCAAAATATCCAGTTTTCCGGGTTCCATCACAAACAATGGTGGCTCCATTTGACCCGACTTTTTTATTGTCAGCATCGTGATATTTTATAGAAATATACGCTTCTGAACCGCTTATATTTTGAGTATCGAAAGCATAATAAACTCGTGATGATTTTGTCCACGAGATTACATCACTATTCACAAGGTTCGTGGACAACTGGCAACTTTTTATACTGCAAAGATTCTTCCCTGTTGTTGTAACCTGTTCACTCTTTCCATATACTCTCAATCCTTGCAACGGCATTTCTGCGCTATCAGAGACTGATACAGGCTTTCCAGACTGTGAAGTAATACTTTCAACTATTACCGGTGCTTTTCCTCTTATTTGCTCATTTAATTTCTTTACAGATGCATCTAATTCCGTATAGGTATCTGGGATAGATGCTAATACTTCTGTACCTTTGTTTTGTACGTTGTTTACCTGTGTTGTTCCTGCACTGTTTACGTTTGCAACTTGATTTTTACCGACTGTCTGAATCTGAGTTGTAACTTCTGTCATTTTGGCAGATGCAGTGCTGTTCAATTCAGAAACCAACTGTGTATACAAGTCAGATGCACTCTGTTCTTCTGATGCAGACATATCCGAAGATAATCCAATCAGACATTTTCCAATCGCAATCGTTGTATTCCATACGTTCTTCTTTACACCGCTAGAATCGGTTTTGATTGCACACACAACAAACTGAACGTCACCCTTATATGCAGTAACTTTTGCTGATAATTCCCATGAAAAAGTGATATATCCATCCGATGTGGTTTTAACATCCGTGACATGATATCGGTCTTTTCCCTCTTCCTTATTGCTTGCATTTTGGAATACCACATACAACTCAAGTGCAGATAAATCAATATTGTTTCCGACAATCTTAGGGCAATGGAAATATTTTCGCTCTGCCTTTTTGTCAGTTTCAACACCGAGAATGATTTCAGAATCTGGTATGCTGATTTCTCGTGTTTCTGGATTTATTTCCAGTACGTCATTTACTGGTTGTGCCGCCATATGCAATTCTGCTTCGTTTAGCAATTCTTCTATACTTGGCATGTGTATTTACCTCATGTCTGGTCAATGAACAGCTTATTTGTCGATACAAGCTGTCCGTTTCTTTTTCCATAAATCTGGATGCTAAAGAATTTTCCGTCAGTCACAGAACTTGGAACCGCAACCTTGCCATTCACAACCCTGTTTGTTTCTGCTCCGTTTGAATCTCTCATGCACACAACTTTTGCCATGCCCGCCCAACTCGCATCAAACGAAAAAACAAGATTCAGCCAGTTATCCGTTCCGCTTGCAATTCCTGTGAAATCGCATCCAGTTTCTTTTTCTATCGTCTGACCAGAAACTTTAAATCTCAAATCTCTCATTTATAGCCACCTAAAAATAGCCACCGCTATTCTGCGATGGCGTTTTTATTATTCATCTGTTGCATCAACTCTTGTGCTTTCTTTTCTTGTGCAGCAACATCATCAATCGTCTGCCACAGTTTATCCAGATATGGTTTTGAAAGCAAAAATGTTTTTTCTGCATCGCCCCAGAGACCTACTGTCTTGATTGCCACAAGCGGATGCACTCCACACTGTAACAGTTGTAAAAGTGTCTGAGACTTCGTGTACATGTTATCCTGTGGACTATGGTTAATCTGTACCGTAAAATCTCTAAGAGACAGGTTTAAGTCCTTTTCATATATGCGAATCACATTCAGAACCACTTTTGCCAGTCGTTTTTCTGCCGTAACAATCAGTGGGTCTTTCAGTTTTGCTCTGGTCTTGGAGAAATCCCATCCGTTTCGCAACTCTACAGCACCTTGCGTATCACCGCCAGTATTTCCCTGTTTTGACGGAATAGCCAGAATTGATAACGCATTGTCCCACAAATCGTCCTTTGCTATCTGAGACTGTGACTGATCTAACTCTTGCGTAATAACATCAACATCAGCTTTGTTATCTTTATTGATGGATTTTACAACTAAAGCACAATTCATTTTCATTTTTTCAAATTGTTCTTCGTCAACTTCGCAATTAATAAATTTGTACCATGCTTGGATCAGCTGTTCCACTCCATCCATTCGATTAGATTGCATATTATTTATCGCATCTAAAAGATCAACCACAAGTTCAATATCTGAAATTCGTTCGTGATTATTCGGATATTCAACAATCGGAATACCACCAAATCCATGTAATTTCCAATCAGATACGGCTCCGTTTATTATTTTGCACTCATGTGTACTGGAATAGCACAACTTGTAGTATCTCCCGTCAGCATCTTTCAACTCCTGTACTGCCAGTAACGGCTCTTCCGTACTTCTGTTGTAGATGACAAACGTATTCATCGGTGACGGTGCAACAATTCTAAATGGTACTTCTTCGCCCGGTGTTTTCTGCACCGCCTTAAAAGATGTACCTGTTGCCGACTGCCATTCACCGGATTTTATGTCTTTTTCCTGTTTGTTTGCATCTTCCATATAGTCATTCAAGGTGTCTACAGCCTCATTTACGGCTTCTTCATCTTTACGGCTAATGTACTGCACAGGTTCGCCATAGGATTGCCCTGTTTTGAACTGAACAATCTCATACGCATGGTTTTCAACGATTTTATTTGTAATGTCGTCACGAACTTTTTTCACACGGTATCGTATCGGCTGATCTCCTTTGTAGTAATCCCACAGATACTTAATGATATGCTTATTCCAGTTAAATACACCGATGCAATTACCAACAACCTTTACGACATTGTCCTGTGTAATGGTTTCAACATCCGTATATGCAATTTTCCGTCCGTATTTTCCTTTTACAATGTCTTGAAGATGCAGTGTGTTCATGTGTTACCTCTTAATATCTCATACCGCTGCTACATGTTCTGCCTGGCAACGGTTTTATCTCTGATTGCCATGTGACCGGATCGTAAATAATCTGTTTTCTACAGTTACCACATCTGGAAATCACTTTCTGTTTGGATTTTCCATAATATTTGCCAACAACCGAATCACATTTAGGGCATTTAATTATTCTTGGTTCTCTCATAATGTTTCTTTCTAACAAAAAAGCACCACCGGTTAAGGTGATGCTTCTTCGTATGGGGGGATTTTGTGAAAAAGAACTCATTGTCAATTTCTTCGATTGTAATTATATCAAATTATATATGTGACATTCTATGACATCTTTACATTCAAATACAAATGTCCGTATTTTTTTTCAAACGCTTGCAAAGCTTTCCCATGCAAGCGTAACGTCTGACGGAAAGAATACTCCATATCTGATGCGATTTTCTCAAAGGTCTTTTTCTCGATATATCTGGAAAACAAAATGTCATAAAGAACTTCGTCCTCGATGCTGTCAATCTGTTTGATGATGATTTCTTTCTTATCAACAAAATTATCTATCATTTCATCTATTTTCTTTTCCATTTCTTCAATTTTTGCGAATTTTGCACCATTTTTATCTAAATCCGGCGATGTTTGAACTTTTTCTCCGCTTTTTACAGCAGATATGCTGCATGCCATGATTTTATATTGGTGTAATTCAACCAATTTATTGTCTATCATCCGATTTAATCTGCTTACCTGCCCTAAATATTCCTTTGTTGTCATTTTTAATACCCCCTACGCATAAATGGATTTATTGCTGCTTCGGCTTTTGCTACTTTATTTGCTCCTGTGATTCGAACGGCAAAGTTCGAGAAAGTATCTGGCACATCGTCGAGTTGCTTTTTTCCAGATACGGAATACTGTTTCAATAATGCCATCATCACTCCATACGGTTCTTTTGGTGTATATAGTGACTTATCTTTGAAAATAACGTGCTGCATTATCCAGTTTGAGCATTGGAATATTCTGGCTTCCTTGTTTGTCTCTGTCGGAACGTCAGTAATATTGCATATCCAACCTTTTTTCTCAACACGCTTATTAACTTCCATAGCAACACGATCACCACCTGAATTTCGCTCAAATTCGCATTCTTGTACTTTGTTATTCACAAGCATGTTTGCGGCATTTTCATACTGCATTTCATAATCTGCCGTATTATCACACACACAATCAACGCAATAGTAATCCTCATCGTACTTCTGAAGAATCGGCATAACAAAATAATCCGTTCCTTTTCCTTTTGTGTCGCATTGTCCTGTAATAATCTCCGGTTCTCCGTGTGGCAAATTAAGATAGCGTCTGATTTTATCGTCTGGGAACAGCAATCCCTCACGTTCAATCGGTTGCTGCTTATACAAACATTTGTACGATATTTCATCCATCAAAAGCTGCTGATCTTCGAAAAATTCAACCGTAAATCCAGAAAATTCATAATCAAAGTTACTTTTCCCTGTTTCTGGGTCTATATCCGGCACAGCAATCACTTTAACCCTTGGATTTCCCTCATACATCGTCTGTATGCGCCCAATTACATCTTTTACGCTCCATCTGGTCGCAATATGTATTTCTTTACAGTTGTGTCCGTCAGTATCTTGAATCTTTCTCTGTCTGGCATCTACGGCGTATTTATCCCACAGCTTATCAAGTATTGTTGGGTTCATGGCTTCTTCGATACCGCCAATCATATCGTCAACTAACAGGAATTTTGAAGCACGAACTTTACCGGCATTTTTACTTCCAACAGATGTACATTGCACTGACGGAAACGGTTTATATTTCCCAACATTAAATTGTTCAACCTTGGCATTTGTGCTTGTGACACGCAATTCTGGAAAGATTTCATTCCATGTGTATTCATCAGCATTTGTTACAATGTCATACATTCCATCGTAATACATTCTTGTAATGTCACCGCTATGGGAATAGAACAGGTTGAAATCTTTCGGATACCAGCCAATAACAGCTGCATTAAAAAACTTTTCGATCGTAGTTTTCCCGGCTCCAGGTACTAAGCTGATGCACAAAATGTCGTATTTGTCATCTATCATGTCCTGTAAAGCGTCCACAAGACCGATTTTTAAGAATTGCTTACGTCTTGGCATGTAAAAACGTTCTTTTGGTTCACGTTTTCTCTCAAGATATCTGAAAAAGCTGTCAACTTTCTTATTTCTCGCTTCCAGAAGCAAAACAGAATAAAATTTATCAATGATTTCAAAATCTGTCTTATTCTCAAAAGCATATTTTTCCAGTTCCCAGATGTCACCGTCTGACATATCAACGCAAAACTGCTCTATGATCTGTTTACAACGTTCCGTTAGCTGTAATCCGTATTCAATATCCTTTTCATTTTCAATAGCTACATATGCAGCTTCAATATACGCATTTATAGCATCTTCATCTATGCCATACTTCTTTATATACTTTTCGTACTCATTTACGGTGGATATAAGGCTCGAACTAGCCAATAGAATACACCTCCACTTAAAAAGCAGAAGTGTATAAATGACTTCTGCCTATAACTTTTCTAGGTTAGCGTCATAAACCACTTATATGACGGTATTTTTAAAATTTATCCAGGAAAACATGCATTTACACATTCTGTATGCGCTTTTCTATATACTGATGAGTAATCATCAATCACATAATCTGCTCTTACTGAATATCTCTTGATATCATACTTTTCAGCCACTCCGTTTTCAATCCAACAACCTTTCCAGTCGTAGCATTCTTGTATACCAATAAACACATCGGCTTCTGAAAGCATATCAATAGATTTTGCAAGGAACCAAACACCTCTATTACAGTTTTCCGTTGGTTCTTCATCAATGTAGCTATCAATCAGTTCCAGCTCTTCTCCCTCGTAAATTTCTGCAATTTTCTTCATCTTCTGAATGCTTGCTTTGATTTCTTCCTCTGTTCTGCCTTTCATCGGAATACTAACAAATAATTTTTTCATATTTTTTACTCCTTTAATGCCAGTCCGCCGTCGCATTCTATGGAATCTCTTTTAACCCAATTCACGCAACGCTGTGAGGGTGCGTGGGTGCAACGTATTTTCCCACCTCTGGCAGTTTGCTAATCTTCTTTAAACAATCCGTCCGGCAGTTCTTCGCCTTTTACAACCATGTTGAAATACTTATTGGCTGTCGGTAAGCTGATCCCAATTTCTTTAGCTGCTTTAGACATGCTCTTTGTACCTGTCAGAACTTCATCCAATCCTTTGTAGAATTTTTCCTTATCAATTCTCTTTACTCCCTGTGCCATATTTTGTTTCTCCTCTTCTGGTCAATAATCATTTGCATACACGCAACCAATATTCCGGCAACAAACGCAACAGCAGAAATATATATGCTCAATTCTCCTGTCTTGCATGCACAAAATGCTGTATTAACAGTCCATACTGCTATTAAAAGATACTTCGCAATTATAAATTTCTTCATAATTTCCTCATTTCTGGATATGATTCACACACTCAAAGGATTTATTCAGCCAAACGCATTACAGCTTTTTTGTGTGTCATTTCCTAGCTGATCGCCGTGCACATAGCCAACCAACCTTGTTTTTGTGCGTTTCTTTTAGGTGATGCATCCACCTTTGCTAACTCTTTTATGCCAACGTCAAACATACACGAAGCACTGAGACCTACTTACTGTTTTTGTTAAAATGGAAAAGGTTGGAATTGAACCAACAATGTTTACCACGTGGGAACGGTTTTACAGACCGCCATAGCACAACCAGTAGCTATCTCTTTTCCTTGTACATTTCTGCAAAAGCAGCATTTTTTTAATTCAAGTGGGATTCTGCCACCAACACTCTATCCGGTCGCTATCCGGAATATTTGAATGTAAGGACTTGCACCTTATTAGAGCCCATCTTCCAAGAATCGAACTTGTCTTGCTTGTATATCGCAAGGTCACCAGACATCTGGAATCGAACCAGACTAAGCACTTTGCCATTCAACACCTACGGTTGCCACCAACGTCTGACATTCATCTACCAGCATTACCACTTGCAAGGCTTTGAACATTGGTCAATCTGAATGGGTGGTGTAGCGTCTCCAACCCATATCGGAATTGCTTTTGTCGCTACATTTGATACAATTCCATGCGGACTTCGTATTTTTACCGCTTACGGCTTCTACCGTAAGTTAGCGCAGATAATAGGACTTGAACCTATACACCGTTTTATCGGCTACTGACTGTTTAGCAAACAGCTTCCTTGCCAGTTAGGATTATATCTGCAAAATCGGAATGGTAGGATTCGAACCTACGACCAACTGTGTATAAGACAGGTGCGCTAACCAACTGCGCTACATTCCGATACCGGGCAAATTTATTTTAGCCCGGTACAACACATATCAACAGAAAGGATTGAACTCTATGAAAAGTCCAATGGCTGCAACAGGACTTGAACCTGTTCCTCCAAATGTGCGCGCTGTGTGCTTTCCGTTACACCATGCAACCTTTTTTGCATACATTTCAGTGCGGTATGCAAGCGCACAACAAGAGGTGTAAAAATAGGGATGCCACTCATGCCATCTGTCCGATGGCTAATCCCTACACAACATTTGACCGCTATGTAGGGCATATCTTTTATAACAAGGAGAAATAAATATATGGGATTTTCGGATATACATCCCAAACTAGGGTAATCGGAATCGAACCGATGACCACGGAGTCAAAATCCGTTGCGCTACCACTGCGCCATACCCCACTAGCAAAACAATATGTATGCTGCATTTAATGCAGAAATCACTGTCAAAGTTACCAACAAGAAGAATCCATTGTTTTTTTCGTTAGAATCACTTGCTGCTCCGGCGCCAATTAGCATCAGCAGACAAATTACTATGTTTGCGATAATCAAAAAGCATCTAATCATAATCTCTGCCCTCCCAGTCTGGACATTCATGGAGATAATCTATAAAGTCAGCGCAGTAATCACTATTATCGTTTACACAAATCCAATCATCCTCTTGATCGGTTCTTGCAAACCTACAATTACCACAATATTTTTCACCATCTGCCATTTTTAAAGTCCTCCATCTCTTTTACGCTCATGCCTACAATCCCAGCCGAACCGTCAGAATCTGTATGTTTGAAAAACTCACCGTTCTGCGGCCACATGTAGCGGAACATCGCATAATTTGCCAAATCCAGAAGATACTCTGTGTTCTTTGTCTCTTTGAACTTCTCAAGACATTTTTCAATGCATCCCAGAGCGTCTACGTTTCCGGTAGAGAAGTTTTTGCTCGCCTTACCGTATTTGTAATATGACTGGCAAACAAGAGCTTTTCTTTTGTCATCAAACGTTTTTGAATAATCCGTCTTTAGTATTTCATCAGTCACCGACATTTTCTCTATCCTCCCGGTGTTTTATCTGGCACGATACCATTTGACGGATATTTGACCGTTCTACATTGATTCCATGCCCTTGTCTGCATAATTCACAGGTGAGTATCAATCCACACTGTGAACATTCATCAGTTATTCTTCTTCCGGACAATGTTACCATCAGATATCTCCTTTTTTGCGATGCAATGATTTTTCTGAATCAAATCCATCCGGGTAACGCTCCCACAGCTTTTTATTGTTCACAATCGCAATTTCCTCAAGTGTGGTTCCTAAAGATTCAGCTATCAGTGCCAGATAGTACAGAACATCGCCACACTCTTTGATGTAATGCTCACGGTCAAATGGATGCCACTGGAACAGCTGCTTTTTCATCAGATCTACCATTTCGCCAGATTCACCTGCTGCACCTAAGATGCCGTTCAGTAACATGTTTTCGTTATTCGCCTTGCAGATATCACTAGCTGTTCTCATTACTCCTGTCTGAAATTCGTTAAATGTCATTGATTCACACCTCCGATTAATAATCTAAATGTTTCTTTTCCCTTTACCGTTATGTACGTCTGAACATTTGAATATCCAAACGGTGTTGAAAAGTCTTTCATCTGGAACAGACCACTTTTTCTATACTTTTCATACGGTTTTAACATTTTTTGGCGATCTCTGTACACATATCCGTTATTAACAAGCCACTGTGTAAACTCTTTTGGTGGAATGTGAAGCTCTTTTGCCGTATCTCTAAATGTTGTCAGCAATCTGCTATCAACCAGATTGTCAAAATACTCTGCTTTCGGCTCCATCTCAGTAATCTTTGCTTCTTTCTCTGCAATTATCTGATTTGCAACTACAAGAGCCTTTGCTACAAGTTGCTCCGGTGTGAGTTCTTCTTGATTCTGGATGTATCCACCATTCTTACGGATTGATGGTAATACATCTTCTACAACCCAGTCAGAAAACTTCTCAGCAGATGGAAGCTGGCTTTTCATTGTTAGCCTGTATAAGTCTGATTCTGAAATAAAGTTCATCTCAACCGAATTTCCATTTCCAACAGGTACTCCGTGTTTTACGGAGTGCTTACAATGTCTTGCTACTGCATCCTGCGGCTTCGCATACCCTAATGCTTTAGCTACGTCTGTACCAGAGAACCAAGGCTCACTGTCAATTACTACTGTTCTTACTTTCCCAAACTCTGGATTTTCAAATATTTTCAATTCATTCATCGTTAATACCTGCCTTTCTGATATTTGCCTTATTTATGATAACAGCAGAGAAATCGTTAAGGCTTGCGACTTTCGGGTGTACATCCCTATCTCTGCCAGTTATGTCTTTTTGTTTTTGTCGGAACTTTTGGGACTTAGTAGGGCGGTTTTTCTCAGCTTCTCCAACCCCCTCCCCGGTCCTTTGCTCTTAATCTTGGCAACCAGACTATAATTGTGTGATATTCAAAAACAATTCATACAATTATTTTTTATTCCGTTCAACTATTCGCAAAAGCTCAGTTATGCGAAGAGTTGAAAACGCTTGATAGCTTGCAACCCCTTGTATTTACTGGGTTTTTGAATTGTGTATGATTTCACACAATTTAGAATGCTGTCGTTATTGGTTACCCTCTTCTAATTGTGTCTGATTATCACACAATTCGGCAGGTTTATTTCGTCCCAACTTTGGCAGCTGGTCAGCGGTTAGCGCTGACCTTTGTCGGTTGCTGTCGCTTGTGTATGGGCTTGCCCAACCGTGCCGCCTGTTCAATACTGCGATCACGCCAACTGGGTTCTGCTTGCCGGTCACCAGCTTATCACTAAGACTTTCCTCGTTAAATGTCATTAACTTTTTGTAAATCTTGAAACCACCGTCACTTAGTTTAGCTCTATTATTTCCCCATTCTGTAATGGTTAAATTATTAATCCCGGTTAATGTACTAAAACCTACTATACTAACCTCTTTATCATACTGCATACATAGCTTATATATATATATATCTGCTATGTTTAGCAGTAGATCATAGTTATATGCGTTATTGTTAGTTACAAATAAGCCATTGTTATAATCTGGTTTACTCTTTAACTGGTTAGTACCTTTAAACACATGACTATATATGTAATATAAACACGCATTCCAAATAGATTGGCTTTCTTTCTTTAGGTCATCAATGTTATTTTCTTCACAAAAAAGATGTAAGTACATGTCAAAATCATTTTCGTATACGTCCAGAATGTCCGTTACTTCCTGCGCCTGGTCTCTGGTCTCGTTTGCTCTTTTCATGCTTTACACCTCTTTTCACTTTCTGGATAAATAAAAAACGCTCGCAGATCTGTAAAAGACCTGTGAGCGAAAGTTACTTTTTTGCCGTCCCTGCTCTTTTCGTTTCCCCGCCAATGCTTTACCCATAAACGGCAGCTTGGAGCACTCTAACGGGGGCTACTTGAATTTTCTGAAATCAAGATAACATTTATTTTTTAAACTGTCAATAACTTTTTGCTATCACTACTCAGAGTTATTATTGTATACAATATACGCATATATTATTAAAATATAAATAAAAACAGACCGAAAAAACAGCCTGTTTTTAAAATTTTAAAATATTACATTTTTCAAAAAAAGTTCGATCTTTAAAATACTTCCGACCCTTTTTCCTGTTCTTTCGACGTTTACACGCATTTTTCGCGCGGCATTGTCTGGACTATGCGTAAAAATGAATTTTTCGCAGATACCGCCGTTTTCGGTCTTTACTGTGACCTTGTATACATTTTTCATTCGTTCCATGCGCTTTACTCCTCTTCGTGATCCTGTTTTATTTCTTCGCTATGTACAGATAATCATAATCGCCCAAAGTGTAGGCTTTGAAATCTGCGACATACTTTTGTTCTTTGTCGCCTCTCTGGATCTCATTTGCAAATACTTTCGCTGCTTCCAGGTCCGAGAAAAGGCCAAAAGTCAAATCGTAATTTTTCCAGTCTTCATATTCTTCAAACACTATGAAGCCGCCGTTTTCCTCGGCTTGTTCCAAATTTATTTTGTATTTTTTAACGTCTTTCCATTTCATGTTTTTTCTCCTTTTCTGTTGCTATTCCCTACTGTCTTTTGACAATTTTATTGTATTCTATTATTAGAATATTGTCAAGACTTTTTCTAATAATATTTTATTTTTTCTTCGTCTGTCGGTATCACTTCAACTATATCTCCCGGCTGACATTTGCACATAATGCAAATTTTGTTTAAAGTTTCAAGGGTTATACTTTTACCGGCTTTTATATTTTGCGCTGTCTGCGCTGGTAAAAGCCTTTCTTTCTGTATCCTTGTTTGGTTGTAGCCGCGTTTTTTAAGTTCTGCGAACACATCAATTTTATATTTTATCATTTTCTCAATTCCTCCTTGTTTTTTTATAAAGTAACAATACCATCATGTGTATGATTTGTCAATTTGAAAAATATTCTAATTTTTGAGTATTTTTATATTGACATTATTCTAATTTTAGAGTATTATATAACCAAGTTAAGAAACACGAAACAAACAGATCACAGGAGGAAAAGAAAATGACAGAAACAAGAATTTTTTTAAACACATGGGGCGCATATAACAACGGTTGCATCGGTTATGGTTGGATGACCGCAGACGAAGCAGAAACATTCATTGAAGAGGATCCGGAACGCGACGGCGGCGAGTGGTTCATCGCTGACATTGATAATTATTTGGGTATTGAATTTCGCGACCTTAATTATAGCAACGTCGATGACGTTATAGAAACGATCAGGGAACTGGAGGACATGGACGAATACGAGCGTAACGAGGTAGTCGCATTAATGGAATATCTGAGCACAAAGGACGTGCAAGAAGCCATTGACAATAAAGATAGTTATATTTTTTACAGTGATATAGATGCTTATCACGATAGTTGCGATGAGCTAATCGAGCAGGAAATGCAGGCAGCAAGTAACATTGTAATGCGTTACTTTGATTACGAAGCATATCATCGGGACTGTGATTTTGATATACATGAAATGTCTAACGGTGTTTGCATCGCTTGTTAACTTTTCAGCAAGTGGCAGCCGGTGCCGTTTCGGGGTTCGATTCCCCGGCCTTGCTTTTCCAAAAAAACGAAAATAGGAGGAATAGAAAAATGAGAAATTTTGTTTTACACATGAAAAAAGGTAATTTGCTGATCACAGAAGCGGACGCAATCGCAGAGGCAGAACGACAGGAAAAAAGCGGAATTTCTCCGACTTATTCATGGCGTGATAATAGAACAGGCAGACTGATGACCGCCCCTGGGTGGCTTGTTTGGTCAACCTATGCGGACGGCTGCGGGGTCGTTTATCGCAGATCAGACGGGAAAATGATACTTGTCACGGGTTGGCAAGGTGATTTTGTTTGCAATTAGCCGGATTTATTCCGGCTTTTTGTCGTGCCGTCAATGGTTATTTTGCCCGGTTCGATTCCGGCGGGCGGTCTTTCTGGCATCCCGTGGCTATATGCTGCACGGTGAATTTTTGGCGTGTTTATGCGTTCCGCAGCTGTCAGCGGTAAAAAATGGCGGTTCGTGTGCGTTTCTGCATCCGGCACACGGTTAGAAAAAAGATCAGATCCAGCGCAGCGGCGACCGCGTTAGAATCTCCAACGGCTCAAGACAAGCAACGCCGGTTATAATTGTGCTTGCGTTTTGGTGCTGGCGTGCCACCAAATAAAAACAGATCACGCCCGGAACGCTGACCGCATCCAGCAAAAAAAATCAAAAAAATAACCGTTACATTTTACAAATAAAAAAATAACGGTTTATTTGTGGAACCTTGAAAAACAAATAAAAGGGGCTTTATTAAGTGCACCCGGAAGCATAGCGAAACGATGCGCACGGAAAAATATATGTATACAATATACATTTTTGTATTTTATTGACTGCGACCGCTTTATTAGTGTATGCTATGGGCGACTAGATATATATTACAACGGCGGCAGCGCGTGACATGCGCGCCAGGTCGCTGAATTGTCAGAATTATTTCAAGTTGTCAGAAAATAAAGAATCTGTTTTAAAATCCAGTCGAAATCGTGACGAAATTTCAATATTTGCCGATATGGTTTTTCAGTCTGAAAATCGGTACCCCGGGGGGTATCAAAATCAACTAGGACATTCCGCGGCACTTGTGCTTTTGAAAAAAATTTCTGTGAAAATCTCGCAAAAATCCAACCGAAAAATCGAAATTTGCAATTTTGAAATTCTTGTTCAAAATTCAGACCCAGGGGGGCTTAAAATTTTGCTAGACCATTTTTGACAGATTCCATCGTAAACAAAATTGCTTTGCTTGTGTATGTGCTTACACTCAGCTCTTCCAGTAGCCTTTCCCTTGTCATTCCCGGATTTGTCTTGTGTATATATTCCAGTAATTCATCAAATTTATTCATTATGCAACTCCTATCTGCATATTTGCCATTAATTCATCAAGAAGATATATCAAGTCCGTACCGTACAGACTTATCCAGTCCGCAAGGTACTCTTCCTGTTCAATAGGCATGGATATGTTGTGTGAAAAGCAGAAACAATGGCATAGTTCGTGAGCCAATATTTTACGCAAATAGCCATTTTTAGGAATATCTGATAAATACACCGTCTTGTCGTTCCAATCGCTCACAGCAAGGCTATGAGAACCGTCAGAACGCATTAAATGTTCACTATTCCCATTCACAAATAATATTCTCCAAAGTATACCGTTTATTTCAAACATAATTACCTCCAAAAATAGCCGGAGAACTGAATCCCCGGCTATCGCATTTTACATCTTAGACACCAGTGTAGACATCTTTGCTTTAATCATAGACCTTTCTTCCGGTGTCATATCGCCAAGCATGTCTGTTACGTCCTCGCTCAAGTCTTTCATGTATTTTTCCAGATCACGCATCTTTGCTTCTTTGTCATGTTGTGTATTTGCCCGATGAAGTTCTTTGCTCTCCATGTATGTCTTACGGCTCATGCCACTTCTACCCTCTCTGGAATCACGCATAGCACTGTCAGAAATGCGTGATGGTTCAGAATAGTACATTCGACCTATTCTGTCTCTATCCATGTCCCGTCCGTCAGTCCAATCATGGTACATTTCCGGAGTCATGTGCCAGTATGGCATTTCCTCATATCCTCTGCGTGTTCCTCTTCCTTTAGGTGCGAAACGCCCGTTTGCATATCGGTAATTGTCGTAAAATCTTCTACCACCATCGCCGTATCTATCGAACATTTCCATGATCTCATCTGTTTCAGATTCATCCATTGCTTTGGTTAGCGTTCTGTAATACATGGCTTCCGCAAGGTCTTTGAGCATATCTGTTACCTGCCCCATCTCTACCGGGTCAACATTCTCTATCCCTTTGTTGAACTCAGTTTCAGCGCACTCTGCAATCTTCTCAATCATGCAATGCATTCTTTTAATATCCATAACTCTACGCCTCCCTTGTTACAACTAAGTTAGCGTTAGCTACGTCAATAGCAACACCACTGGTGTTCTCAACGGCGATGTTTACGCAACAGCCTTTCGGAACATCTACATAGATTCCAGTCGAAACATTATTGAACTGCGCCACTGCTGCCGGTGTAGAAATCATCTGTGAAGAAAGAACCGGTTCACCACTGATTGCGATTGCCAGAGAAATTTCTCCGGCCGTACCGCCAGTAGGAACGGCAATATTTGCAGAAAAATCTACAAAATATCTCGCCCGGCACTGATTTGTGATCCCTCTAAGCGTAACAATTCCAGAACCCTCTCTGTGTTGAATACAGTTAGACCCTTTAACTGCTGTGTTTGTGAAAACAACGTTCCCGTTAGCTGCCACATTTTGGCTAGAAACGGCTGTATATTCTGCCATTTAATTTACCTCCTAAATTAAAGTTAGGGGCAAACAACAGTCTGCCCCTTATTACTGTAAAACTGCTAAAGCAGACATAACCTTGGATAAATCTTGGTTAAGTTACTCTTATTCTGTTGTGCTTTTAGCATCCGCAACCAGTATTGCATCCGCAAGCATATCCATACGGAGATGGAACGGTGTATGCCGGAATCGGAGCCGGGTTCACAGCATTGATAATCTGCTGTGTCTGAGCTGCCATCTGAGTTGTAAGCAGTGCGCTCTGACGATCCTGTGAAGCTGCTCTGCGAAGATCATTATTTTCTGCCTGTAAGGAAGAAATTTTTTCATTGCAGAGATAGTCCAAAATTGCTCTAGTCCCTGCATTCTGGCTCTCAATGATATCTCTTGTATTTGTGTTCATGGTGTTCTGCAACGCACATGTGTTTGTTGCCATGTTGTAATTTACACCTTGAATAGCTTCTCTTGTCTCACAGCAGCAATTAGCTAACTGTGACTGTAACGCATTTGTGTTCTGCATATTAGCAACAGTATCAGCATTAATAGCCTGCTGAATGCCATAGCCAGTCTGCATGATATTTGTGTTAATACCATTAAAGCCGGTAAGCATACTGTTGTTCATAGCGTAGAAGCCATCACAAAGTCCGTTAGAAATGCCATCTAACTTGCTGATAACTGCGGAATTATCAAATCCTCTCTGTATATCAGCCTGTGTAGCTGCTGTAGCAACATAACCACCGCCATTATTACAGCCAAATCCACCTAATCCGTTGTTTCCCCATCCAAAAAGCAACGCGAACACGACTATAATCCATAACCATCCCCCGTCGCCCCATGCGCCACCGTCAGAATAACCGCCGGTAGCCGGCATAACAGGCATGGTAAAAGGCGTATTGTTTGAGTTAAACATAGTTTTACCTCCGAAAATTTTATTCATAAAGATGTCACCCAGGAATTGTATACAAACATCTATTATGCCATTAATTATTAAACTTGCTTTTGATCTGATTTATTACATCGTCTGCATTCAGACCTTTTTCCTTACACAAATTTCGTGCCATTTGCTCAATTCCTTGCATATCGCCTTTTTGAGCCATTTCTATTGTATTCTTCATTAAGGGATTTCTCATAACCTGATTATTTCCCATCATCTGTTGTAAAAATTGCTGTGGGTTTCCGTTTTTCATCATCTGGAAAATATTTAATGGGTTCATTCTGCACCGTCCTTTTTTGTTCAAAATTTCAAAAAATATTGAACTATCAAATTTTTTAGTCTAATATTTCAACTTTTTTTAGACTATACACCAACTACATTTCAACTAATATACCAACTAAGTTGTGCTATTCTTTGATTTTGTTGTTCTATTAGTTGGTGTATCGCAAATTTTTTGCTCCAACTTGCAAATTTCACTTACAAGTTCGTTTATCTTTTCATCAAATCCGCTTCTGACATCTTCTAGTGCTTCTAAAACCGTTTTTTCTTTATCGTTTGATAAGTTGTTAGCCTGTTCGTTTAAAACTGGCTTAAACACGACGGTACGGATTGTACCGTCAGCATTCCACTGTTTAGCATAAATTTCCGACATGTCCTGTTTTGGAAATATTGCAACACTTCCGTCCATTGGAACATCGTTTGCATTAATTACGTCAACCGATGGAACAATTTTTCCATTTATGAAAGTCGATTGTGACTGCTGGACCGGTTGCATTTGCTGTTGAAACTGCTGCTGTGGTTCGAATCTCTGCTGTTGGTATTGGTTTCCACCATAATTCCCATATTGGAAATATGGCTGTATCTGCGGATTGTATATGCTATTCGGATACTGGTTGTTCATCTGCATTCTGCTTTTCCCCCTCTAAAACTTCCTCGATCGCATGTATCACAGAGGATTGTGTCTGCAAATCAAGCCTTTGCATCTCTTTTCTGTTAAAAATTTTCTCTAAAATTTCATCTGAAAACACATTGTCACCCTCTTTCTGATTAAATTTTTGCATAAAAAACAAGCCGATACCATATCAGTATCGGCTCAAAAAAGTATCACATCACTTTTCTTATTTTCTCATTCATAGTTTTTGCTATACGTTTCACTGTAGCAATACTCACGTTCATTTCCTCAGCGCAAATCTCATAGCTACACTCTTTGTTTCGAAGCATAAACAATGTGTGCTGCTGATCTGTGAAGTTAGCTTTATCTAAAATGTAATCAATTTCATCTTTGGTAAAATCCGGCACTTTTATCATGGCAATACCTCCAGAAAATTTTTTGAGAAATTGACAAAAAGCACCCCTTATATTATATGCTCAGACATAAAAAAAGATGCCTAACGGCACCAACTTTTTTTCAACTGTATTAAGGCTATTTTCTTATGCTATTTTTTACACCAATTTTGTACCAATTTTTGTACCAATTTTTAAAAACGTACCAATTTTGTACCAATTAAAAGTTGAATTTAAACATTTTTGTAGATTTTTGTGAAGCTGTTAAGTTTGCTTTATTTCCAGTATTTATGCTGTTTGTAGACTTATGTAGACTTTTAAACAGAAAGTCGTTTTTGCGTTATTCCATAAGGAAATGATATGTTCAATTACTTCTCTTATGTGCTTTAAACCATTGATTTTACTGGATTTCGTGCTATTTAGTTATATAGTTTTGTACCAATTCCGTACCAATTACACCACTTTTAGGTAATTTTCAAGCTTCAAAATCTCCTTTTCGTTTGCTTCTTCTGTCGCATGGACGTAAAGGTTCATTGTTATTGTTATGCTCGAATGTCCAAGGATTACCTGTAATGTTTTTGGTCTTATTCCTGCTTCAATACACCTAGTGGCATAAGTGTGTCTCAGCGAATGCATAGAAAAAACATCTACATTATATTTTTTACAATAAGCTTTCAACAACGTATTGAACGAGCTTCTAGTATTCAAAACGCCATGCGTATTTAAAAAAATATTATTTTTATATTTCAAACTAATTACTTTTAATCTTGCATTTTTTTCTTTTTGCGCAAGCAGTAACTTCTTTGCTTCTTCTGTCATCGGAACAGTCCGCATACTAGTTTTCGATTTTGGCGTTCCGACCTTTGTTTTTTTGTCTGTGTCTTGAAATAATGTTTTGTTTACGCATATTTTATTCTTTTCAAAATCAACATCATCCCACGTCAGCGCAAGAATTTCACTGACTCTCATACCAGTCTGTAACGCAAATGCAAAAAAATTGTAATTTGCAGTATTTTTTGATCTCTCAAGAAAATCTTTTTGCTCCTGCACCGTCAAAAATCTTATTTTGGGTTCTTCTTCCACTGGTATTTTTACACTTTTTGTTACCGGGTTAAAGGTTATAAAAGAATTTTCAACAGCGGATTCAAAAAAACCATGCATCACTTCACGAACACATTGCATAGTATTCTTTTTCATCCCATTTTCCAACATAACCTCAAATACTTCGCTGCAATGAATTGGTTTGACATCTTTAATCAACATATCTCCTATTACTGGCTTTATATGTCTTAACCATCTTGTTAAATTTGCGCTCTGCGTGTTTGGCTTCCAGAACGGTTTTTTTAATTTTTCGTACCAGTAATTAAACCACGATTCAACAGTGGGATTATCTCCACGCAGAACATTACCATGCTCTTTTTCAAACTGCATGTCTGATACCCACTTTCTACAATCCTGTAGTTTTTTAAAATTTTTAGAAATCCTTTTTCCATTGCGATCAGTTACTCTACCCATGTAAAATCCATCGGTTCTTTGAGAAATACCTATTCCAAGTTCTTTTCCTTTTAGGCTTTTTCCCATTATTCGCACCCCTTTCTTTAAAAGAAAAAGCCTTAATACAGTAATTTCATATTACTACATAAGGCTTTAAAAGTCTACATTTCCACATTTTCTGAAATGAATTTTTCAAACTCTTTTCTCTTTATTAGTCTCTTATTTCCGCACCAGATAACGTACTTACATCTGGGATCGTTGGTCATCTCTCTTAACCGGTTGACACCAACATTGCTATAAGCTGCTGCTTCCTCAAGAGTTAATGTCACTTTTTCCCATATTGGCACTACCTTTTTGCTGTTCTCCATCTTCTCCACCTCTCATGTCGAATTTTACTTCTTTCTTCAAAATTGCAGTCACATCTTTCTGTGTAATATATCCGGTTGCCAGATAATCATTAATCAGTGCAATACATTCGTTTACAAAATTCCGAATCTGCTTCTTGCTGAACTTCTCAATCTCTTGCAATTCTGTACACACCATACAAATTGCAAGTGAACAGGCTAACGTAGCAGCTTGTGTATAGTCCATCATATCTCTTGGATTTTTCGGATGTTCAATGCCTGCAATCTGGTATCTTGTATTTCTTGGAATCTGCTTACACTCTGCATAAATATCAATATCCATTTTTTTCTTGCAATACAGAATCATGTGATCCACTTTAATCCCGGCTTGGTCGTTTTTTAACACGCAACTTCTAACCTGTTCATTCACACGGTTCAAACGTTTTATCCCAAAACCGAATTTGTCATGTAACACCCACAAAGAAATTTCTTTGATGTTCGTGTATGCCTGGCCAGACATTTTAGACATCCAGTTAATGCGATTCTGATAAGCACCGATAGCATCAATTTCTGACTGCATCCAGCCATAATTAGGCTTATTTTTTCTTTTCGATCTTGTTAATTTACTGCTCATACGTTCACCTTACCGCCATATCTTTTGTTCATTTCAACCCACTCTGCATATGCTTCTTTTCCAAATCTCTGAACGAATCTGGTTGCCATGCTCAGTTTTAATGGTTTTTCGACCTCGCCAATCTTTTCCAAGCGGATTTCAATGTTCTCCGGTCTGTGCTCATTTGCCATATTTTTTGCTTTCAACGGAGAAATACCAAACGTATCATTAAGCTCCGCAGAAGTTGCTGTTTCTAAAAATGTTTTCCCGTTCACAAAAACTTTGTATTGATTCATTAATTCCACCCCTTATCTAATCGTGCGCGCCAATCATTCGGCATAGGCACCGTAGTATCGTTATTTTGACCATATTCCGTTTTTTTATCTTCAAGCAATGATTTTACCGAACATTCATTTTTATTCGCTATTTGAGACGAATATGAGCTTCGAGACGTATTCTCAATCATTTCTTTGACATCAGATGGCATTTTTGATATTTCTGCTGCCCTCTGTGCTTCTGCCCGGTACGCTCTCAAGAAATTGGATTGTATAACCGTTTCAACACTCTCAAGGTTCGTCTGTGACCAGTTTCTAAGGTTATCTGGTGTTCCGACAGCTTTTTGCACCAATGGTGGAAGTTTTGAGAACTCTTCCACCGCTCCGTAATACCCGTTCCGAATTGCCTTGCTGACTAATCCCCATGCTTCTGATTCATTTAACTGAGCCGGTTCCTCAATGGTTTTGACTTTTGCAATCAGCTGGCCAATGCTTGGTGCAAATCCTGTCGAATCTGCCAGAATGTATGATTTTAATGCTCCTGCTATCTGGTTGTATGTGTATTCATCAAGCATCATGTTCCATATATCAACAGTCTCACTCAAATCACTTGGCTTAAAATTCGGGAAGCTGCCACAAATAATACGAATAATTTTTACTGTTTCTTCTCTCGTCACTATACACCGCTCCAATCTATGGGTTTGTTATAATCCGTTTTCTTTTGTCTGCCATTGTAATCATTTTTCAAATCATACACATCAGTCCAACAGTGATCCGTTGACTGATTCAGAATCTTAACCGCCAAGTCATTGTCCCCGCCAGACAAAGTTTGAATCTTGTTCATCATCCTGGTTAATGCCTGCTTGGTTGCCAACGGCTTTTTGATTTTGATTCGCATTGATAAAAATTCTCTGAATGCAGTTTCCAGAAGTTCATCATCCGGGTAATACGGATCGCCTTTCTTTCTAGGTTCGTAAGAACCTCTTTCTTTGTTATTTTTTTCATTCTCTACATTCTTTACATTCTTATCATTCTTTAATTCTTTACATTCTTGTTTGTGTTCCGTCACTGTATCCGTTGGTGTTTCATCACTGTATCCGTCACTGTATCCGTTGGTGTATTCGCCAGTGTATTCGTTAGTGTATCCATTACTGTGTCCGTTAGTGTTTTCGCAAAACTGGTAAACACCATAATTTACAATGGTTAGAAGTGTTCTACTTTTGTTGCTTTCTTTTTTCAACATCCCATCTTGTTCAAGTAACTTCAAGAACCTGTAAACCCTGTTTGTACTCCAATTCCAATTGTCAGATAATTTTCTTACAGATGTCAAAATTTGACCTTTTCCAACGGTAATTAGTTCGCCATCAAACAATATTTTTTTATCGGAATGATTAGCTGAAAGAAGTAAATCAACCCATGCTGATCTCATATCAAACGGTTCATTTCTTCTCCATATCCAGCACTCTTGCAACTGTCTGTGCAATTTTATCCACCCTTTTTCCACGCTATCACCCCTTTTCTATCTTTTGCTCAAAATCAATCACCATTCTACTTTGGTTTCTTCATATTCTGCTTGTAACCAATCAATAAACCCTTTGTGCCCATTTCTGCAATATTCAGATGCCATGCATTCTTCGCACCGATATTCCGATGTGTACGATGATACAGCACACAAAAACTCTGACAGTTCCGCATCACTCATGGAACGAATTTTATCTACATTTTTCATGCTGCTACCTCACTAATTTTTCAATCGGTACTGTAAATCCACTGAATCTTTTTTCTTCCAGATAGATACCAGTATCAAAAAAGATAAGTTCATTATTTTGCTTATCATACCCAAGGCTGACGCCATTTACGACAAGGCAATCACGCAACAAATCCAGAACGACACGGATTGCTTCAATTGTTCCTTGCTCCATAACTTTTTCACTCATATATATCTCCTATCTTGTACGCTTCCGACAAGTTTTAATCATTTTCTCAAGTTCTGCAACCGGATATGCTTCAACATAGCTTGTATGTCCTACGAATCCACCAGTAAAATGCAATCTCATCCGTACAAATCTTCCGTGATCAGGCACAGATTCTACTACTGCGTTCACCCAGTTTTTCTCTCTGATTTCGGTTGCACCGTTTCTATAAATTTTATATTTCTGCCCTACTTCGAACATCACTTTTTCTCCTGTTTCCAATATTTTTCGTCCAAAATGTATTGTCTGATAAATCTATCTGCATATTGAGGATGCATAAGGCTGCGTTCTGTTTTTCTACTTGTTTTGTCTGTTGATTTGACTCTTGCAATAGTACGAATTTGTACTTCTTCTAACGGTTCAAAAACCAAATTATTTTTCGGCTTGAAATTTATAAACCAATACTGCGTAGGTTTTTTGTAATAATCACCATTCTGCGTTCTGTCTTTATCAATCAACGATGGTTTAATGCACCAGTATGTGGTCAGATAGTGTGGCTGTGTATATGGATTTTCTATGATCATTTTCAAACCTTTTCTGTATGCCACAACACATAATTGCGACAATTTTACATAAAGTTCATGCAATTCTTTATGCAATCCAATTGAATAATCTAACTTTCTAATGCTATCCCATCCATTTTGTTGCGTTGCCTGCCCTCTAAACAACAACGGAACGCGTGCTTCAAATCTGGTACATGGGAAAAATGCAAGAATCAAATCATCAGATTTTATTTCATCAAACAAACTCGGTTCACCGTTGTACCCCCCCCTCTATCTCTTTGAAAAGGTCGGTAACATAGTCAGTTTCGCCAAATTCATTCTGAATATCATAATCATAGGCTTCAATTCCATACTTTTTGAAAGCATTCTTGAATGTGCCTGACTGTTCAAATAAACAATGTACTATCATCCTAAATCTGCCAAAAGGAAACCTCGGTTTTATGTGCGCACAACCTATTCCTTTCTTTGATTTTTAATTATTGTATCTCTTTTTCAAAGTGTTCTGAATCTTGTTCATTCCTTTGATTCCACCAACAATATAAGCTATCTCTGCTCTGTTTTCTGTTGCTTTTGCCTCTGCTTCCATATCGTGCAGCCCGTATTCAGTCTGAATAATTTCATTTGCAGTAATTCTTTTCAGAATTTCTTCACATTTCTTCTTGCTTAAAATCTTCATTCTGAATCACCCACTTTCAAATAATCGCTCGCAAGCATATCTGCCTTGATTAGCTCATAAATAATATCAAGATATGTCCTATGGTCTCTATATCTGCAATTTGCGTCTTTATGTATTCTTGGGTCGTCATCATTCCAATCATTAACATCAAAACACACATCGCTGACAAAAAGCATTTTCACACCTCTTGCAACGCAAAGGTAATAGCAACCACTCTTACCATATTCACCCTTGCATTTCTTAAATCCGAATTTTTCAAATTCTTTTGCTTCAACTTTCGGAATCAGCATTACCATCACCCGCTTTCAATAAATCCATAAATTTCTCATACTGTTTCTGCGATACCTTATTGTTAGCCTTATCTGCTCTCAATTCGATTTTAAGGTGTTTTTCAGCGATAGCCGATAATTCTCTTGCCAACACCTTTTTGCCTTGCTGTATGCCCTCTGAGTACGTTCTTGGTTGTTTATACTGACCTGTTACTTGCTTACCTTTGCCTTGGCTGCCTGCCGTTACGTTATACATCTGAAATCCGGCATCCGCCCACTGCCTAATTGTAGAAACTTCCAAATCATCCATCTCTGATTTTGAGCACGTTTTGTATGTCAACTTCCAACCATACGGGTTTTCGTCACTGTAAAATCCATGCTTTTTAAGGCTCAATGCTATATGATCGTACTCAGCAAGATGTGAAGCACACCGCTCTAAAAGGTTCACGGCCTGCCCTACATAACTCCTGCGGATGCCTGCCTCATCTAACCGATAAAACGCATATATACCGCTTGTGCATGGAATTGACGGGCAGATAGCCCTAATACGCTTTTCTCCTTCTGCTTTCATAGCAAAAACTTTTTTGTAAATAATGCTCATTTTTCACCACTTTCGTTAAAAAGTCTTTCTTTCCTCTAATATTTATTACTCAATTTCTTTTGTAAAAAACAAATACATTATCTGTACACCATATTTGTTCTCTGCCATTTGTGTAGAAACTAATTTATATCCGGCATTGCCGTAATTAATTAGCGTTTCTTCCAATGCATGTGTACAATAATTACTTACAAACGCCGCTGTATTTTTATATTTTTTCATTTCTTATTCTTCATCCTCTGCCAGTTTTGCGTATTCCCAGTCAACTTTATCAAGACCTAATGAACTCCATGATGTTTTTCCGTCTTTCCATGCATAAACAACGCCGTCTTTAAATTCTGCAAAATACCTGCGTCGCCATTCATCATTTTCGATATGCTTAACCAAAATTGGCGTATCAACTGGTATCTTACTCCAGTTAATTGGTGGCTCTTCATATTCTGATTCGCACCATTCTTTACATGCATCGTTGCACTTGATACCCACTTTAAATCCAAAATAGCAGTATGAGCATAAAATGTCTTTGCACGGAACCGGTTTCATAGTAGTTTTATCAATTGCAACTTTGTAACCGCTACACGCAATGTCTAATATCTGCTCTGCGAATTTTTCTCTATTCGTCACTCTTTCCACCTCTCTTTACTACATCAATAGCAATTTCAAATCCAAATGCTTTCCCTAAATCCTCATCCGAAAAAGAAATTGCATGACCATATAATGATTTTTTTTCATTTCATCCAACTTCTGCACCACTCCATCCACATCGTAAGCTGTTGGCTGACTCTCTACTGCTTTCATGCAGTTCTGGATAGTGTCATATTCTACCCTTGCAATCATCTGTTTTTTAAGACTTCCACCACCTGGTGATGCCGACAGTGCACAATCGTTCAGATGAACCAGTAATTTATCTGCATCAATTAATCTCATTTCACATCACTCCAATCTAATTTCTGCCCGCATTTCCAACAATATATACCTCTGTTTCGGTGCATTTTGCTAACCTGTGATATTGCTCTACACGGGCATTCCAAAAACGCATCTCCAAATTCATCTGGTTCTTCAATTACTCTGGCTTTTATTGCAACATCTCTGGAATCCCCATCCACAAACCGCCGGATCTCTGCCACTTCCTGCTGCAACTGTTCCTTATTTTTTTTCATGTTTCACCTCAATATTTAATGTTAAATCCACCATGTTCATTCACCCAGTCAATGGCTTCTGCGTATGTAACACCATTGTTTTTCAATATATACAGCAGATTGTGAAATTTAGGATGCGTTTGCTTCAAAAGTTCAAATCTGCTTTCTTTCTCTAAGTGACATCCGAATCCGCACAGTACGCAGCCGGTTCTTTGACAACCAGTGGTTTTCAACAATGGTCTTTCATTATCGAAAATCCCATAGTCCGCAAACGACATCTGATTTTCACATTGCCCCATAGATTCATAATCTGTAACCACTTCGCCATAAACGGAACATATTGGAAGATTATTTTCTTTGATGTAAAGCAACACATCCTGTTCTGTCCAAAATGCCATAGGGTTGCTTGTGGGAATTTTTAAATCAAATCCATTGCAACCATTCTGTATCCATTGTGAAGACCTTAATTTGCTTTCACTAGCCATTTGAGCGGTAAAAGGTACTCTCCCTGTATCTTTATGATATTGGTGCATAGGATGTTTCTTCATTACCTTGCAACATTGATTAGATACTTCAAATGGTGCATTTAACATAAATAAGTACTTTGACCTGTCATACATACTGGAAAATTGTTCGCACTTGACACCAAATAACTGTTTTACTCTGACAGGTGCTTTCAAAATTTCGCTAGGGATATTCCCCATCTTCAAATCTGCAAACGCTCTGTTTCCCTTGTCTACTCTCCTGTCTATTCCTATCAAGTCGGCTATTCGATATGCAAATGGAATCTCTGTCTGTCTGTCTGTCTGTCTGTCTGTAAGGATTCTAATGTACTTTCTGCTATCTGCAATACATTCTGATATTTCTTTTGAAAACATTGGAAATCCATACTTTTCACAAACCTGTGCGAACGAAATCTTAGGTTTCAAAATCACAAGGTTATCAAAAGTCTTGGCAAACTTCTTTAACTCTGGATATTGAGTGGGTACATCTACAAACACGGCTTTAACTTCTGGATAATCTTTCCTTACCAGATCGAGAAGAACGGTGCTGTCCTTACCGCCGGAAAAACTTACATACACCCCATCTTCGCCAAACTCATTAATCCAGTTTCTAATACGTTCTTTTGTCATTCTGATTTTTACACTCAGTGGCAATGCCTGCCACTGGTGTAATTCATCAATAGTGTGTTTACCCATATCTTCACCTCTAATTGAATGGTAACTCTTCCATGTTATCTGGAATCGTCATAAAATCATTTGCAGAACTTACAGGCGACGGAGATGGCTGTGTCTGCTGTGCCGGTGCATAACCAGAATTGTTAGCGGATTCGGCTCTACTTTCACAAAATTCGTGTTGTTCTACAACCACATCTGTTGTGTACACCTTGTTTCCGTCTCTGTTCGTGTAGCTGCCAGTCTGAATATGACCAGTTACTGCAATCTTCATACCTTTTCTCAGATATTTTTCAGCAAATTCACCCTGTTTCCCAAATGCTTTACAGTTAATAAAATCAGCTGATGGTTCTCCGTCTCTTTTAAACATACGGTCTACTGCCAAACTGTAACTGGCAATAGCCATCGTCTTTTCTCCCTGTGAATATCTTACCTCTGGATCTTTGGTCAATCTCCCGATCAGGATTACTTTATTCATGTCATACCTCTTTTCCTTTTAGTTCTCACACAATAGCCATAATCGGCATGGTGAATATTATTCTTGTCATAAACGGCACGCATAACGCTTTCAAAGGTGAAGCAGCTACGCATATAATCTTCATGTCTGCGCCGTTTAGTTTCATCGTTTTTCAGAGTGAACATAAAATACTTAACGCATGTAGCATGGCATTCTGACGTTCTATCTCTGCAATTTTTGCATTCGTTGTACATATTAATCACCTTTAAAATGGTGCAACACTTGGATTGTGTAGTTCCCATTCTTTGCACGGCTCTGCAACGTCCACATTTGACTGTATAGCAACTTTTTTCATTTGTTCGATAAAGTTATCCTTATCTGCATTTTCACTCGATAAATGGCACATAATGACGTTCTGTAGGCTATCTGAATAATTTGCCTTAACAAAATCGCAAGCTGTATCAATGGATAAATGACCTCTGAAAACGTGGTTAGCTTTCGGATTGTCGGTATTAACTAAATCCCTGTCATAATTCACGCCTAAGAGAATGTGGTTTATACCTTTAAACTTCCACTTGATTAATTCACAATCTGTTATGTAAAGCATTCTTCCCATTTCCGGGTGAGTAATCAAAAAGCCATATATCGGGCAAGGTTCGCCATTTGCGTCTGTATGCGTCCAGCTTCCGTCTATTGTCGTTAAATCAAAGGGTTTTACTGTAAATTCGCCCATATTCATTGATTTACAGCTATCGCCTAAATATGGGGCAAGTATCGGTATTCCCATTGACTTAAAATCGTTTAATGACCTTGAATGATCGTCAATAATGCTCGTGTGAAATAAGGCAACCTACTATTTTTTTTAAATTCCAATCACACATCTTTTTTATGTCTTTAATCCCCATTCCTAAATCAAGAATAAGTGTTTCGTTTTGCGACATAAGAGCGTAAGAATTTCCTTTACTTCCAGTTCCGCAGCATTTCAGTTTGAGCATTACATCACCTCACTTTCCTTTAACTTCCACATGTAACCTCCAGCTTGTTTTCTTACCTTTCCAGGCTTATATTCTTCCTCATTTGCCACTTGCAATATATTTCTTTGACAAATTCCTGTAAGTTCACTCGCAATTCGTCCATTTGCATATTCAGCTATAAAATGTCCGTTCATGTCGTATTGCCGTATGTGTTTTGGACGTTCGAATTTATTGTAATTAACCATACCGGAAACAATTTGTGGATGTTCTTTTTCGGTTTCCTTTCGATGCACTTTTGGGTGTATTATCTCAAGATTTGAAACTATATTATTTTGTTTGTTATCGTCTATATGGTGAACGTGGTAACCTTTAGGAATTTCTCCGATAAATGTCTCCGCAACCAATACATGAATCCTTACGCTACGTCTCTTGTTTTGAATAGAATCATGAAGAACAACGCTAAAATACCCTCCTTTTTCATTCTTATTAGAAAGAATATATCCATCAGGGCATCTTTTGAAACTTTTCAATCTTCCTAAATTCGATATTTGGTATATTCCAGAAAAGCCGTTTACCCATTTCCACTCTTCGTCCATTCGCATTCACACCTCGATTTCATCATCCTGTGGAAACTGAAATATAGAATTGTTAATAAACTCTACTTTTGACGGCTGATTATCTGCTCTTATCATCACACCGCATTTATTTAATCTTTCAAATTCCGTTGCTAAATCTTCTAAAATAGCGACATTCTGCATTACGATAGGCATACCGATATATGCTTCTCTAAGCATTTCCATAGCCTTAATTGCCTTTTTTGTGGTTGAATATTCGGCAATTTTTTCTTCTTCCTTAAGACAAGAATTTCGGCAACAAATAAGTGTGCGTTTAGGTTCTACATATCCTACACAAAATACTGATAATGAACTGTTTTCACAAGGAATATCTATCGTTCCATCCTGTGAAATTACTCTCATACTTACTCACCTTTCATAAAATCCGGCATAGAGTTCTCTGGTTCTGCTGCCACAACTTCTGCATCTGATTCCACAAATTCAACGCTGTTTGCATTTTCGGAAATGTCGTTCTGTGCCTGTTCCATCAATTCACCCACATCCATAGAATTATACAAAACGTTGTCCTGCATTTCTTCTCTTGTGTACAATCCCATCGTCAGTTCCGGGCAATTAAGGCTTGAGAAGAATGATGCGGCTCTGTATCTAAGCATAAGCTGTGGCATTGTTTTCCACTTGCTACCGTTTTTCCCAAGCCATCCCTCGGCTTTTGCCATATCCATGTCAACGGTCATTCCCTCTACTTTTCTGCCGTTTTTCGTAGTCCAGGCAAGGCAAGAGTACGGCTTTCCAGAGTTGTCTTTCTTTTCCTCGAACTGCAATTCCATGTCGAATTTTCCAGAATTATTAATTGCTGCAATTAGAAATTTTGAACTCCATGACGGTCTACCCTGAATCACATAAAGATTCTGCATAACCATCAAAGGACTTACTTTAAGTCTCTGTGCCTGTTCAATGGCGATCAGACAGTTTGCATCATTTTTCTGAAATGTGGATGGAACAATCGTTGAACTTGAAAGTGCTTTCGCCATCTGCATCGCCATGATAAAATTGTCTGATGTTCCGAATATGCCAAGGCTGTAATCGGTTACTTTGTTATTGTGTGCTGCTACTTCTTTTTTTTCTTCATTTACTGCTACTGCTGTGTTCTCTGCCATTATTTCATACCTCCGATTGTGATGTTAATTAATAACTGCAATGCTTCATTTGCGGTAAATCCTGTATCGACAAAAGATTTATAAAGTTTGTATACTTCTTTTGCTGCATCATTAATGCTATTATCTACTTTTTGTTCTGAACTGGTTAACCGTTCAAATGCCAATCTGGCACCAATGTTGAAATCAAATTTATCTTCCGGATTACAACGTGCAATGGCTTTCTTTCCTGTCGATTTATCAAGTGCAATAACCTGTCTATCTTTTTTGTAGATAACGATGGTTTCTGGTGCTATTTTTTCAATGTTAGCCTTGTCCATATATAAGCACTGTTTGCCAGAAAGATCCGTTCCATCAATATCCTTGTCGTACATAGTTCCATTGCCACCATCATGGAAGTCATCAAATTTTACTAAACAGTCAGTTTTATATTCGACTATGACGGTGCCAAATTTGTCCTTAATATCGTATGTTGTAAAAAAGTTGTCTTTAACTTTCACTCTGTCTCCTCTTTTAAAATTGCTCATGTTTAAGCACCTCCTTAACATATAAATCCATTGAATGACATAATTTAATACAATTACCATGCATTGCATGATTTTTCCAAGAATTATATTTTTCATAAAATTTTTGCTCTGACATTTTGCCAGAATTGACAAGTTTCGCCCAAACTCTAATCTTTTTTCGTATTCTTCTTTTGTTTACACCATTCAATTTTCTTATGTATTTTCCGTCTGCTGTTATGTAATGATGAAAACCTGTAAATAACAGTCCGTTTTTAAATGGAATTATTTGTGTTTTTCCATTAAGTGATAAGCCAAGGTTATCAACAAATTGTTTTATACATACAAGACACCATTTCAAATATTCTTTGTTTGAATGGATTAAATAAAAATCATCCATGTATCTTCCATAAAAACTTATTCCGAGTTCTCCGGTCACAAAGTGATCTAATCCATTCAGCATCAGCAATGCGTATACCTGTGCGGCTTGATTACCTAACGGAAGCCCAAGACCATATGTACTGTCAATCAACAAATGATTCAACCATTGCGTATAGTCATCCGGGAAATAGTAATCAACAATATCTTTTAAAATATCGTGATCTATTTGATAGAAAAATTTTGTAATATCACATTTTAAAATCCAGCCATCAATTCCATGGTGATTATGAAAATCCAACATTTGCTCTTTTAAACAATCCATTCCAAAATGTGTACCTTTTCCTATCTGCCCGGCATAATTAGTTCGAATAAATTCATTTGCTAATTTTAGATGCAACAAATTATCGCATAAGCAATGCTGTACCACTTTATCTTTAAATGAGCAGGACTTAATCACTCTTTCTTTAGGCTCATATACCTTAAATTCATTGTACGGATTCATCCGGTAAGTCTGATTTTCAAGCTGCTCTTTCAAAATGTGTAATCCCTCAAGATTCATTGTTTGAAATTTAGCACTGCTGCCATTAAATCCTTTGCCTGCTTTAGCTTTCTTATAAGCTTTATACAGGTTTCCAAAATCACATATAATATCTTTATCCATTGTAAAAAATCCTTTGTATTTATCCTTTTCGGAATGGTCATGCACTTTTTTGTATCTTTTTCTGATTTCGGCTTATTGCCTACTCTTACTGTCTGTGTGATACAGAATGGGCGAACACCGTTGTTGTTGTTACAGTTGTTGTTGTTGATATTGCCGGACGGAGAAACAACGGTTTATACAGTACATAACCAGTAAAATTATCTGCTTTTATCTTTCGTTCTCCAAGCAATCGCCATATGCTTGATATCCGAAACCATTTTTGACCAATATTCCATACTTCTTGTGTTGATAATATTCAGTTTCATTGATAACTCAATGTAAAACAGAAGTTCATCACAGTGAGTTATGGCTTTGGTCTGCAATTCTGATCGTTCTCTACGGTAATACTTCAAATCAGTTCGATTTGCTTCATACAGATATTCATAGATTTCAAGTGCCTTATTTTGCATTTTGTCCACCAACGAAAATCTGTATTTCTTTGGATATCTATTGCAATTTGAAGTTACACGCAATGTATGTTCTGCCAGATCTTTTGCTTTCAAAATTACTTTTAAGTCTGATTCGGCCATTTACTTATTCCTCTGATTCAAAGATTGAAGAGGAAAAGATACAAAATGGGCGAACACCGCGGTTGAAGTTACAGAAGTTGCGGTAGATACGGCCGGACGGAGAAACAACGGCAACTGTTTTTGAGTATTCGTTACAAGGTGTGCTCCACGGAGTAACAAGCCACCACCAATCTCCTGTATTTGGAATAAGTTTTCTGTACTTCCTATATTCATCTACCGTCAAAAGGGATACAAAATCATCTGATTCTCCATACTCCGTCTGTCCATCGAGTGATAATAAATTTCTTTTGGAAGAAATTATATTCTCTCTTCCGACTTCTCTGGCGATTTTTTCATAAAACTCATTATTCAGATATTCTCTCAAGCTGCTTTCATTCCAGTCACTTGAGTTTTCATCAAACTTTTTATCTCCTAATGAGTCACCAATGCACATATATCCAGCATCCGTAATATCAAGGATTTTCCAGTTTATGTCTGCAAGTTCAAATTCATCTCCGATTTTTAATCCTTTCGGAATATGAGTTACACCCAACTTTTTCTCCAATGTTTCAACTCTGCTGATTAATTCTGCAATATCATTTTCAGTAATTTTCTTTCCCATGATTACTTATCCCCTTTCGATACAAAGATATTAGATTTTAAGATACAAAATGGGCGAACACCGCAGTTGAAGTCACAGCGGTTGATGCGGATATAGCCGGACGGAGAAACAACGGCAACTGTTTTTGAGTATTCGTTACAAGGTGTGCTC